TCACTTGGTCGGGCTGACTTTCTTGCCCTTCCGGTCGCGGATGTACTGCTCGGTCATCACGACCGTGGTGTGCCCAAGCTGGTCGCGCGCCTGCATGATGTCGCCGCTGGATTCCGCCTTGTCGGTGCCGGCCTTGGCTCGCAGGTCGCGAAACTGGAAGGCGTCCTTGGGGATGCTTGCCGCCTCGCGGGCCTTGTCGAATCTCCCCCTCAGCATGTGCGCCGTCATCGGTCGCCCTTCCTCCGTCACAATCAGCCGCGTTGCGCGGACCTTGTGACCCGCCTTCCTGGCCATGATCCGCTGGATCAGCTCGGCCAATTCCCCCTCAATCGCAATCCGCCGCTTTGCCTTGGTCTTCGACTGAGTGACGAACAGGAAGCCCTCGCGGATGTCGCGCTCATCCATCCTGAGCGTGTCGCCCACCCGCTGGCCGGTGAGATAGGCCAGGTCCATGGCGTCGCGCAGGCCGGCGCAGGCTTTGTCGTGGACCTTTTTGTAGAGGGCGTCCTCAACGTACACGTCACGGCCGTCCTCCCGATACCCTTTCACCCCTGCGCACGGGTTGGCCAGGGCGGTGTAGCCCATCTCCCTGGCGAAGTTCCACACGCTCGACAGCAACGCCTTTTCGCGGTTGGCCGATACCGGCGCTTCCTTTCGCCAACGCAGGTACTGCTTTACGTGCTGGGGCTGGATTGCATCGAGCGGGGCGGGCGGGTCGTTGAAAAATTCCTTCAGCTTGACCATCTGCTGCCGGTTCTTGTGCTGGCTTGCGGTCGCCTTCCCTGGCACGACCTCGACCATATATCTTTCAGCCACATAGCCGAAGGTGATGACACTTTGCTTGAGGTTGTCGGCCGTGCGGTCGCGCTCGAACTCGGCGTATTTCATGATGGCCAGACCGTAGTCTTTGCCGAGCGGGATCTCCCGCCGTGGTGATCCGCCAGCATCGTAGTAGTAGTAAATGACCTTGCCGCGCTTGCGCTCCCGCAACCGGGCAATGGCGCCCGGCTTGCTTGGCCTTCTGCCCATCTCACCCTGCCTTGCGCGGCTGCCATGCCGGCTTTTCGTGCTTTTCTTGAGTGCCAAGGATGGCGGCGCGCGCGACGCATGGCCAGCCGTTGGCCTTGATCGTGTGGCGGATGCCGTTCTTCACGAGGACACGGACTTGCCCGGCCTTGGTGCCGGCGCCGGTCATCTCGCAGACCTCGCGGTGTGACAGGAACAATGGTTCCATGGGGCAATACTCCTCCGCGCCGCCCGCAGCCGGGCGACGGTAGTGATTCGGTTAGGCGGATTACTTCGAGCGCTGATCGTCAGGCGCGCGCCGGAACTGATTGCAGATCACCACAACATCGCAACCATCGCGACGGTGTACTGGCATCTGCTCGAAAGGAAGCTTGCTGCAGTCGGCCGCGGCCTTCGCGCAGGACATACAGCGGCCTCCCTTGGGGTAGTAGTTCATGGTGCGACCTCCATGGCGGCGTCGATGGCTTCATCCTCGTCGTACTCAGGCCTGGCCGGAGGATAGTTGTCGGCCGTCATCGCCTGGCATAACGCCGCCCTCAGGTTTTCGTGGTAGTTCTCTCCCACGACGCGCTCATGCGGTTCCGCCATGTAGTGGCCGACGATCTCAATGCTGATGCTGCTGTCGCCCGCATCAGCGTTCGGGCTGCTGCTGAACCGCACACCCCAGCAATTCACCTCGATGGCGTCGAGTAGATCCTTGTCCTTGCGCAGCTCCTCGACCTCGGCGCGCAGGTCGTCTTCTCTTACGCCGGCCTCTGAGTACCATTCGGCAAGCCTGAGGTTCTCGGCGCGCAAGGCGTCGCGCTCATCAGCCATGTCGCTTATCCATTCGATGGCCAGGATCAGCGGATCATTCGGGCAGAACCCGCCTTTTGCTACGGCTACCGCGCCGATCTTTGCTGCCAGATCGGAGTATCCCTCCTTCCATCTTGCAGCAACTTCCTCCATCTCCCGGCACCGCTGCGCCTGCTCGATCAGGAACTCCAGCGCCGCATCATCGCGGTCTGCCGTCCACCCCAGCGCGCCGGCGGCGGCCTTGATCCTGCCGCTGCGCTCCATGCTGGCCTGCTGCACGGTTTCGAGGTTGCGGCACCGCTGCTGCAGGGCGTCGAAGTCGGAGGCTGAAACAACCACATCCGGCAGGAATAGCGCTGCAGTGGCCGGCATCGTCATCCCAGGGCGCAGGCTGTACCGCTTCACATCGCTCATTCCGCACCTCCCTTGTACCCATTGGCAATCCGGCCGGCGATGCTCCCTAGCCGCTCGCCCATGCCCCACATGTCATTGTTGTCGCGGCGAGACACGACCATGGCGCGCTGGACGTTGCGGCCCATCAGTATCCAGGCGGCCAAGCGGATCAGCGCGGCCTCGAAGCGGCAGCGGATCATGCCTTACCTCCAGCCAGCAGGGCGCGGTCCAGCCGCTCGATCTCAGCCAGGATCAGGGCGCCGGCGCGTACCAGGTTGCTGCGGGCATCCAATGGCTTCCACCACGACTTATCCCATGGCCAGTAGGCCGGCACGCGCCCGCAACCGATGTCGCGCTCATGCGGGTAGCCGCACGATAGGGCGTAGTAGCCAGCGGCAACTGCCAACTGCCCTCTGGTGGCCATGTCGTCATGCCCTGCATCGAAGCCCTCGGCGTCGACTTGCCGGAGGCGCTCGGCGAGCACGTCCCGGGCGGCCCGGATGCCCGGCTGCTCTACGGGCTTAGTGCTACCGCCGCATACATCGCACGGGCGATCCGTTGGCTGCTCCACGCGGCATGCGCGGCATATCCAGGTCAGCTGATCGGCGGCAGGCGGGGCGGCGTGGCCAGCCAGCGCAGCCCTGTCCCTCCATGCCGCCCACAGCTGACGAGTCCGCATCGCGGCGAGATCTACCAGCCCGCCGCGCTCGCTGACCGCCGTATAGGTTCTCCCGTCCCACTCACCGACGACTGCCCAGCAGTGGCCGCGCATCCATGCCTCGAAAAGCAGTCGCTCGGCTTCGGTAGGCTCTGCTCCCGTCGCTCCCATCTGGTGCGCTGCGTGTTCGGTGATCGCCTCCTGCGCTGCCGGTGCCGGCGTGTCGCGGCCAGGCAGTAGGTCATTGAGCTGCTTCGCCACTCGCTCAACGGTCGGCACATCGAGCAGCGCGGCGATTTGCTGGCTGCTCACGCAGCCGAGCAGCACCTCATAGGCCGCTCGGATGATGCGGGCCTCGCGGATCTTGTCACTCATGGTCTGCGCCCTCTTGGGCGATGGGGGAAGGGGCTGCGGCGTTCTTGTCGTGCAGGCGACTGATGCTGCTGACCAGCACAACCCGGCTTTGCGGTGGGCATTCCCACGCCGTAGTGGCATGCCGTTCCAGTTGCTCATGCGTCACGAACAGGAACCCGTCCGGCACGCCCATCGGCGCAGTCCGCAGCCGCTCCAGCTCCGCGCGCTGCTGGCGGATTTGCGCCTGATCCTGCTCGGCGCGCCGACCTTCGGCCTGGCCGATATCCCAGAACTGCCCGAGCCAATGCCCAGTCGGAGGTGGATTGGCGTTCTGGTAGCCGAGCGCCATGGCGCCGACAATGCAGTCGATCAGATCGCGCTTGTAGGCGTTGTCGCCGTCGATGCTCAGGCCTTTTTTCCTTGCCTCGTCCAGCAACTCATCGTTGATGCTCAGTACGGGTGCGGTGGTCATTCTTTCGATTCCTTGGCGATAGCCGGTCTTTTCCGAGATGCTCAGAGGTCTACGCTGAACTGACCATCAGGCAGTTGCAGGTGGAGGGCAGAGCGATGGCAAAAGGCGGCGGTAGTGCCGGTCATTCCGGCGGTGGAAAGGGCGGCAGTGGTGGCGGTGGACGCGGGCCGTCCAGTCATCCGGGGCCAGGAGGGAACTGGCCGAGTACGACGGGGAATAATTCTGGCAGCGGGCGAGGAAATGCACCGCCAAGCAAGGGCGGGAAAGGCTAGGGCGTCACCACCTTAAACTCGACGACCCAGACCCAGGGGTTGGCGGCCCAGGACGTCGAGCCGTTGACCGATGTCCACAGTTCGCGCCATGCGTCGAATGGATCAATCCAGTTGCTTGGGCCAGGCTCGCTCTCGAAGGCGTGGTAGTAGTACTCCCCATCGCCATGGTGGATGCGGTTGATGCCCTCGGCCAGGTAGCGGCTTTCGAACGTCGTTTCACCCTCGCCGTCCTGCAGGCGCTCGACGCGCACGGCGGTGATCTCCAGCAGGATGCGGGATGCTGCGCGCGGCATGTGGATGCTGGGGCGCCACTTCAAGCCGAAGTCCTTGCGCGTCGAGTCGGCATACGACCCTGACGGGCAATCTGCTGCATAGGCGTAACGCTGCAGCGGGCTGGTCGGCGCGGGGCGGTGCTCCACTCCTGTGCCGCGCAGGTCAGTGAACGTCTCCCGCACCCACAGCCTGTCGCCAAGCTGGCCGTAGGGGCAGCGTCCGTGCTCGGCCAGCGCCTGGGCGCACTCCGCCTCGGTCTCGCCGAACACACAGAACCCGTAACGCGGGTGCCGCTGGCCGATCGCGCTCCAGCGCGGGCCTTCTGCTGGTATGGACTTGTCCTCAGTGGGTATCTGTCCATCCTTCACCGGTCGTCGCGTCACCGTCTTCCGGCCTTCGAGGATCGCGCGGACCATCGGGCCGCTGAACAGGATCGGGCGCTCCCGCGGGGCGGGCTGGTTTTCTGTGGGCATGTGAATACCTCGCCGGGGTGGCGTGATTCGTCGAGTTGGTGGTATTGATGGTGGTCCGACCAGGAGCCCGGCCGTTAACCGAGATGAGTAGATGGATGATTTAGTTAAGGAAGTGATTCCGCTGCTGCAGTATTTGATTCCAGGCTTTTTCTCTGCCTGGATCTTCTACACCCTGACAGCGTTCAAAAGGCCTGATACGTTTGGGCAGATCGTCCAGGCGCTGATATTCACCTTCGTCATCCACGGAGCAGTGGTCGCTGTAAAAAAAGGCATGCTGTGGATTGGCACGTGGGGGTGGGTTCTTGGCGTGTGGGATGCAGCGGCGGAGGCCGCTTGGTCAGCTTTTGTCGCAATCGCGCTTGGCCTGCTGGCGTGTTACCTGGCAAACAACGACGGGCTACATGTTTGGCTGAGGGCTAGGGGAATTACAAAGCAGACCTCCTATCCGTCCGAGTGGTTTAGCGCATTCACTAACTACCAGCGCTTTGTTGTCTTGCACTTGGTAGATGAGCGACGGTTGTATGGCTGGCCATCGGTGTGGCCATCCGAGCCGTCGAGCGGGCAGTTCGTTATTCAGGAGCCAAGTTGGCTTAACGACGATGGCACTGAGATTCCGCTTGCGGCGGACTGCCTCACAATCGATGCATCAAGGGTACAGTGGGTCGAATTCTCAGAGAAAACTTGGTAGGTACACATGTCTAGCAAAGCACCAACCCCCATTCCTTCTCCGGTTATCCGTTCTCCGAATGGGGTTCAGATTAACAATGCAAATCCACCTAGCCCAACCGGTGTTAGACCGCGGGCCCCGGCAGCACCTCCACCTCCCAAGAGGCAATAAAAAAGGTGACAAATGGCGGCTGTGGCGTGTCGCGCACGTTATCCATTCGGCTGTCATCCCATCAGGCCGCCATGGCCTGACGCCCCCTCCACGGATCATTCGCTCGCGCGATCGCAGCCATCGGCGGCGGGCTGACGCTGTTGCCGCACATGTGTACCTGCTCGCTCTTGGTGAACCGCCTCCCATCGTGCCCGTGGGTGATGATGTAGTTCGGCGGGAATCCCTGGGCCTGGTACAGCTCGTGCGGTTGCAGCATGCGCAGGCAGATGTCGACGATCAGGTAAGGGTCTCCGCCGATCCAGACGGTGACCAGTGCAAGACGGTCGCGGGTGGTGATGGTGTCGAGTGGCTGCTCGATTTCTCGGGCGTCGCCGTTCCCGTAATAGTTCACCAGGAAAGCGGCGCAGCGCAGGGCGCCGGCCTCGACCTCCGGTGACAGCGTGCACTCGACCACGCCGAACCGGGCAGCGCCGGCCAGTACTGTCGGAAGCGGCTGCTCCGGGTCGATGCTGCTCACGTTCTGGGCCATGGCCGTCAGGTGAGCGGTGACCAGGGCATGATGCTCGGCGCCGGCCGTCAGGGTTGGCACCGGCTCATTCATACCTCGGCCAGCGGCATTCTTCCTCAGTGTCACCATGTTGGCCGTCACCAGCTGCTGCTGGCTGCCGGTGTTGGTCACAGTGGTCATCGGCTCATCCAGCCCCTTGGAGTGAGTGGTGTTGAACCCTCCGTTGGCTTGGGCGAGGAAGGCGGTGGCCACGCCCATGGCATGCGCTGCCCCGGCAGGGCGCTTGCAGTTCCCGCCGCTGGTGATGGTGGGCAGCGGCTGATTCAACGGCAGGCCGCCCTCGTCGAACCGAAACTTCACCAGGTGCGGCGAGGCGAGCGCGAATGACCCGCCGCGTGGCCATGCCGTCACCGTGTTCAGCGGCTGATCGACCGGCAGCACTGCGTCTCGCGACCAGTTGGCGATCGGCACGATGAATGGCTTGGCCTTTTGCAGCACCTCGCGCTGTATGCCCTTGGCGATCCGGCGCATGGTGGCATCGGCCAGCGGCTTCTTGCGGTCGAAGATGCTCTGGCTGTGGATGCTCCAGTCGATGCACTCGGCGGCGGTGCGGTAGGGCTTCTGGCCCTTGGCCGGGATCGCCGCGTGGGTAGGCTCCGGCCAGGCGATGGGCTCACCGTCTCGGCGAGCCACCAGGAATAACCGCTCCCGGCTGGTCGGCGCGCCGTAGTCGCAGGCGCGGAGCACGCGGTGCTCTACGGTGTAGCCGAGGCCTTCGAGCTGCTGCAGGAAGCGGCGCCAGGTGCTGCCCTTGCGCTTGGGATCTGGCACAAGGAACTGCTCGCCGCGCGGCACTCGCTCGCCCGGGGCGGCCACGGTACCGTCCAGGCGCATGACCCGGCCGGTGTTCTTGCAGCGCTTGGCGATCAGCGGGCCCCACTGACGGATCTGCTTCACGTTCTCCAGGCTGATGATCCGCGGCGTGGCGATGCCGGCCCACTTGATCACCACCCACGACAGGTCGCGGATTTCCTTCTTGCGCGGCTGGCCGCCGGCTGCCTGGCTGTGGTGGGTGCAATCAGGCGAGGCGTGGAACCAGCCAACGCGGCGACCGGCCAGCACCTGGACGGGATCTACCTCCCAGACGTCTGTCTGCAGGTGCAGGGTGCCCGGGTGGTTCGCCTCATGCATGCTGATCGCTGCCGGGTTGTGGTTGACGGCGATGTGCACCGGCCGGCCGAGGCCCATCTCCAGGCCTGTTGACGCGCCACCGCCACCGGCGAACAGGTCGACGTTGATCTCTTCATCCTGCTCAAGCAGTGGCAGGGTGTACTGGGTGCGGAAGTTCATCGGAGCTGATTTCAGGGAGGTCATGCGTGTCGTTCCTTGGCTCATGCGGTGACGGAGACGGTGCGGGGCGCGCTGGCCCGGCTGATGATGCGGAGGGTTCTGCGGTCCCGGCGCGCGGCCGGGGCTGACTTTCCCAGCTCGTCTTCCTGCGGCTTGCGGCGAACGGCGGAGAGGATCAGGGCCGGCACGACCTCGAGGGCCAGTGCGAAGCCGATGCAGAGCAGGGTTGCCAGCTCCAGCGGTAGGCCGGCGGCCTTGGGCGCGGCTGCGCGCAGGGCGGTGAGCTCGATGGATGCGGTATCGAGGCGTTGGCGGGCTTGCTCGCGCTGATCAGCGATGCGGGGGAGGGCGGCGTCCTCCAGCTCCAGAGCGCGGGTGACCATGCCGCGGTTGCGCATGGCTTCCGCCTGGGCACGGATCGATGCGACCTCAGCGGCGAGCTGGGCGGTCAGCTGCAGATCTGCGGCCCGGGCCTGCTCGAGGTCGGCGATGCGTTGCTGCTGCACGGCCTGCTGCTGTGCGCGGCTGCCGATGATGGAACTCATCATCCGGTCGAAGGTGGCCCAGCCGGAGACGCCGGCCAGCACCAGGGCGCAGGCGATCATCATGGCTGCGCAGGCGCGTCGGCCGTCCCCGGCCAGCTGCAGGGCAGTCGGCCAGGCGAGGTATTTGAAGACGTCGAGCAGCACCGCGGCGAGCGCGAACAGCGCCGCGAGCTGGCGATCCTCGATCAGGGCGAACATGGCCAGGCCTACCGATACGACGGTGACGCTGGACAGGCCCAGGGCGATGGCGGTCAGCGCAGCATGGCTGCCGCGGAATGGAGCGGTCATGCCACATCCCTCCACGTAGTGCTGGGTGCCTTCTTTTTGCCGCCCCCTGTCGCAGGTGCTTCTACCTTCACCTTCGCGCGGATCTTGAGGTCACGAGACTTTCCAGCCTTCCGCAGCAATGCGATGTACTGCTCAGCGAACTGCGGGGCATCGAACAAGCTGCTCAGCTGCACGACGCGCGAGCTGAGCATGGTCTTTTCGGCGCGACTCTCGACGGCCGCAAGCCACTGCGAAGGTGTCAGCTCAGTTTTTCCGATGGTGGTCGGTGTTTTCTTCCTAGCTTCCTCTCGAGCGAAGTGCTCGGTCATGCCGAATACAGCGAATGTGCTCATGGTTCCCTCCGGGCAATACAGGTCCATGCCGCAGGCTTGGCCTGCAGCTGGCGGGCAATGTGGTGGTCAGGCGTCGGAGCGGTCGAGCCGCGCGGCCTCGGTGGCGCCTGCTTGGTACAGCCTGCGCGCCACGTTTTCGGATGGCGTGGAATCGTGGCGCGGAACGGCGAGCATCGGCGCTGAGCCGTCTGTTCCGGCGGCGTGGGCTGCGCCGATCAGCGATTCGACGACCAGGCCGATTGGTGCGCCGCCGGCCAGCTCATCGAGCTTGGCGATCAGGCCTGGTCGCACACGGTGCCTGAGAGGTAGCGGCTCCATTTCAGTTGCCGCTGGCAGCAGTTGCACGCTTTCCGCGTTGAGAGCGAGCAGCTGGATCGCCTCGGCCTGCTCCTCGATGCCGTGCCAGGCCATCAGCTCGGCCAGTGCGGCCTTGACGCCTGGGCGCACCCGGTGGCGCAGCTCGACCTCGCCGGCGGCGTCACGCTTGGTTGCCGTTTTGGCCGAGCGTTCGGATTGGGTCTTGGCGGTCATCGGCGCTTCCTCGCTTCGTGGTACCCGGCCAACCATGCACAGCGCTGGCCGAGCTTCCATTCGGGGTAGGGGCAGGGCTCATTGCGCCAGGCCTTGGCGCCCTCTCGGCAGGCTTGGTGGTACTTCATCGCTGGCACCCGCCGTGGGTGGTGGCTGTCCAGCCGGCGCTGGCCTCGTCGAAGGTGATGCCGTAGCTCGAGCACAGCGCCTTGAACTTGGCCGGCTTCAGGCCAGTAGCTTCCCGTGCCTCGCGGCTGCTCTTGCCGATGGCGGCCATGGCCAGTACCCGTCCTGCGAGCAGCTCGATGGCTGACAGCGCGGGCTTGGTTTCGACCTGGTCGGCCAGCTGCGCGAGGGTCGGTTGCTCGGCCTGCTTGCGCTTGCTGCTGGGGATGGTGACACCCAGGGCGGCGGCTATGGTGCGTACGTCCGCACGGGTGAGCTTCAGTGCCAGCGCGATGGCGGCCACGCCGGCGCCCTTGCTCGCCTCCTCGCGCAGCCGGTCACCGTTGGCGTCGATCATGGCCTGGCGGACCTGCCAGTTGGCCTTGTCCAGCGCTTTGCGGCGGTGGATGTGCTGGGTCTGGTCGCCGGTTGGAAGGTGCTTCGGAGCGCCGAGGTGGTTGGCGTCGGTTGTGCGTGGCTCGCCTGGGCCGGGCAGGCGGTGCTCGACTCCTCCCTGGCGGAGGAATGCGGAGCGCTTGGCATCCAGCTCAGCGCGCAGATGGTCGCGTGCCTGGATCTCTGCGGTCAGGTACATGGGGCTGCTCCTTGCCGGGAGTCTGGTAGAGGTCGTGGAAGGCCACCCGCCGGCGGGCGGCGGTGCGGCGGGTCAGTGTTCGGCGCATCAGGCGCCCGCCAGGTAGTGGGCGGGCGCGAATGGGATGTCATCGTCGAAGTCATCCGGCGGCGCGGCCTGTTGGCTGGGCGGCTGGCGTCCGGCGCTTCCGCCGCTGGCGGCCTGGTAGTCCCTGGCGGCGTCCGAGCGGCCATGGGCGGCGGCCTGCTGCTCGTGCCTCGGTGCCTGGCCACTGCCCTTGGTGCCGAGCAGCTGCATCTGCCCGCCGATGTCGACCACGATCTCGGTGGTGTAGCGGTCCTGACCGTCCTGCCCCTGCCACTTGCGGGTCTGCAGGCGGCCTTCGATGTACACCTGGGCGCCTTTCTTCAGGTATTCGCCGGCGATCTCGGCGACCTTGCCGAACAGCACCACGCGGTGCCACTCGGTGCGCTCGACAGGCTGGCCGGTCTGCTTGTCCTTCCAGGTGTCGCTGGTGGCCAGGGTGATGTTGGTCACGGCATTGCCGTTGGGCAGGTAACGGGTTTCGGGGTCGCCCCCGACGTTGCCTACCAGGATGACTTTGTTGACGCCTCGAGCCATGTGGCCCTCCGTGGTGTTTGGTCAGTTGGTGATAGCGCTGGCCATGCCGCTGATGCAGAGCCAGGCTGCGCATGCAGTGGTAGTGGCGATGGCACCGAGCAGTCGACGCCGAGCGATGCGCTGCAGGCGCTGCTGGCGGCGGGTCACGAGAAGATCGCCCAGGTGATGCGGTGGAATAGGGCCAGGCTGGCGGCGAAGGTGGCTGCGATCATCAGGCAGCCGATCAGCTCGCTGCGCGAGGTGGCTCGGGCCTGCTGCTCAGGGTGAATGCGGGTGGCTTGGGGCTTCATCGCATGGACTCCACGAGGGCGAGCATCTGCTCGAGGATGTGTTCGGCGTAGGGGGTGTCGAGCTGGACAGCCATGCGCGACGGCTCGTCCTTGGTGCGGGCGCCGGCGTGGAGCCGGTACCCGGTCACCTCGATCACTCGGCCTGCCGCGCGGAACTGGGCGCTGGCCTCGAAGCGGCCTGCGACTGATGCCTCGACGGCGGTACTCATGATCTTTCCGGCCAGGCCGGCGATCCGTGACTCGTGCATGGCTGAACTCCTTGTCTGCATGGGTCAGGCGCTCTCTGCTGTGCACCGTTGGCTGCCGGTGCGGTGGAGGATTGAGGCTTCAGAGCGCCTGCCGATGCAGGCAGTGGTTGAGCGGGTGACGGGCGTCACCGTTGGGGAAGGATTGCCGGTTGTGCGACCCACCCGGCTCGGGCCTTTTTCCAGTACTGCGCACTCCTGCGGGAGTGGTGTGCCGGCGCGCAGTTCGACGGCGTGGTGATGCGTGAGCCGCATCGGGGAGTGATCTGCTGACACCTGCCGGCCGACCAGTAGCGCCGTGGGCGACTCCTGTCGCGCGGCTTGCCCCGGCTCCTGCCTTCCGCTCGCTTTCCGCGCTGCCGGGTTCCGATTCAGATCACTCTCCGATCCGGCCCTCTCGGGTGATCGGCATCCGCTACAGCCCGCGCCGGATGAGTCGCGTGTGAGGCCCCGTGAAGGCCCGGCTGCCCGATTTTTCTGTCATCAGCACCTTCGAGGGTTCCGGAAGATGCTGATGCGCTCGACTGCTGCGCATCGGGTTGAGCGCACCGCCCTGTGTAGCCGGCTGCTCGGCTGGCCCGCAGGGCGGGAACTGGTGATCAGGCGCTGGCCTTGGTGATCGCTGCGCGAGCCATGGCTGCTGTTGATCCGCACCCCCAGCGAAGCAGCACGTACTCGGCCGTCTCCAGCGCCTCGCGCAGCTCGCTGTGGTCGCCCTGCATGGCTGCGACCACCCGTCCGCCGGCCAGCTGCTGGCCCAGGTGAACGCCCTCAGCGCGGTCCTCGATGACGACAGTGATGCGGGTCATGCCGCCACCTCGTCCTTCTCCTTCTGGATGCGCTGGTAGATCTCCTCGCGGTGAACCGCGACTTCCTTCGGCGCCGTTACACCGATGCGCACCTGGTTGCCCTTGACGCCCAGGACGGTGACGGTGATGTCGTCGCCGACGTTGATGGTTTCGCCTACGCGGCGGGTGAGGATGAGCATTGCGACCTCCTTGGTCGTTGGTGGTATCCCGAAGCGCCCGGGTGACCAGGCGCTTGAGGATGCCTACCGGCGCAGCAGCAGGACCGCCAGCAGCAGGCCGACGATGACCAGGTCGGCGCACATCGAGAGCAGGCGACTGGTGGAGTCGACCAGCACCACGCCGGCGGCAAGCCCGAAGGCTGCCCAGCGGCGAGCGCGATCAGTGAAGGCGGAGACCATCGGTCAGGCCTCGATGCCGAAGTCTTTCACTCGCAGGCCGAGGGCCTGGCCGACCTCGGCAAGCACCTTCAGCTCTTCTGGGCTGATGCTGCCGTCGCCCTCGGCTACGGTAAGCATGTTGACGAACACCTCCTCGGCATCCAGCGGGTTGTTCTTGATGTCCGAGATCTCGCGCATGATGTTCATGCGGCCAAGGCGGAAGCCGGCCTGCAGCTGCTCGGTGAACAGGTTCACCTGGTTGGTGATCTCGGCGCCGAAGTGCTCGAGGTTCTTGTTGGCGCGAATCTGCAGGTCGACCTGGGCCGATTCGTTCTTGCTGATCTCGCCGTCCGCAGCAGCGACCAGCAGGCAGCCGCCGACGATGGCTTGCATCAGGTCGCGGTTTTCCAGTTTCTTGACTGCGCGCTTGGCGCCGAACAGCTTCTTGCCGATACCGAACATGGGGTGTCCTCGTGGGGTTGGTGTGTGCTTCCGGCATGGCCCTCGGCGAAGGCCATTCCGTGAAGCGCCCGGCGAACCGGGCACCTGTCAGTCGCAGGACGACGAACTGCTCGAACTGCTCGAACTACTCGATGAGTCACTGCTGCTCCCGTTGCTATCGCTCGACGAGTAGCCGCCGCTGTCACTGCTGGCCCAACTGCTGCGGTGGATGTCGTCGCAGCGCCTGGCTGGCTCCGGTTCGCTGACGTAGGCGACCTGGTTGATCGGGTGGAGCGGGCTGTGGATGCCCGCCGGGTTCAGCGGGTTGAGCGGGCAACTGGCGTCGTCAGGCCGGCTGGTACTGCGCGCGGTTGGCGCGCTGCTGGCTGCGGCGTTCTTGCGGCGGCGAGCGATGGCCGCCTTGATCTTCTTGAACATGGCCTGTCTCCAGTGGATTTCCCCTGCTGCTGCCCGATGGCCTGGGCAGCAACGGGAAATCGTCTGGCTCGCCGGGTACAGCGTCCGGCGCCGTGTTGCCAGGGCCCCGAACACTCGGGCCTGCCGGCTGAACCGGTGACAGATCGTCACCAGTTGAATTCGTGTGCTTCGCGGGTCTTGCTGGGCGCTGTTTCTGGCCACCTGCGCCTGGGCCTGCTTTCGCATCTCGGGGAGCCTGAGACTCCGACAGATCACCGCGCCCTGCTGGCCGTGATCACTCCTTTGTGCGGTTCTCCATGCTGCGAACCCGGGGTGAGGCTTCCCCTGTACCGGTCTTGGCTTGCTCCGCAGGTGCCGGCTCGCTGGCTGCGGGTGGTGGAGCTAAAGAGCCGCCCTTTTCAGGGCTGCCGCGGCGGTGTGCGGCGTTGAAGCAAAACTACAACGTAAAATTGTAGCTTGCAAGCCTAAATTGTAATTTCCTGCAATGAAAAGTTGTAGGTGGTTGCATTCACCTACGGAGGGGTAGCCGGGTAGGCCATGCGCTTGCTGCCGATAAGTGTCGCAATGCACTGTATGTACATACAGCAAAAGGAGAGGCGCCGATGGCCAAGCAAAAACCCGCAAAACAGCAACAACGCCGTGAACTGACCGACCTGGAGCGGCTTGGGCTGCGGATCTCGTCGATGATCAACGCGCCCAAGGCGCAGCTGGAGCGCCGGGCGGTCATTCACCGGCTGGACACGGACACCGACGAGGCGTGGGATGGGGTGATGGAGCTGCTGCGGGAGACCGACGGTTTGGAGATGACCGTCATCGAGGAGGGAGTGGTCGAGCTGCGCTGGCACCAGCAGTCGGATGATGACCGCTATGTGGGGGATGGGGAGATCGAGGTGGTAGAGGAGGGCGTCGAGTAGGGAGACAGAAAAAAAGCCCCGCTCGGTGGCGGGGCAAATAGGAGCAGACTCTCAGTCCATGCAGATTAGTGGTTGGGCTGTGAAGGTTTCGTGATGACTTTTACTGCCCGCCATTCGCGAGCCTGTGGACTCGGCTCAGGGTCTGGTGCGCTCTGGCGAACTCCCCCTGGACATAGGCCGATGCCATGACAAATCTGGCTGCTCTCTTCGAGATGCGCAGCAAGCGTCGTGCACCCCTAGGTTCCTGGATCGTGTCCCGCCCTGACTCCAGTCCATCCAGAATGGCCTGGCAGCGGTTGAGAGTGCAGGTGATGTGTTCGGTGATCATGAGATTCTTCCAACAGTGCTAGCCGAAAGTGGCGAGCGGAAGCATGGCGTCACGACGGCCAGAGCTGGGCAGATAAAGAAAGCCGCACGGCGGCGGGCTGTGCCGGTGATCGGCGGACAAGGGCGCAGGTGCTCGCCTGGCAGTTAGCGTCTGCTATCATTTTTTGATAGCATTTGCGGTATGAAGAGCAGACACCGAAAGACCCTCGAAGCCATTTTTCGCACGCCAACCAGTGCGGCCCTGGTGTTCGCGGACATCGAGGCGCTGGTCATTCACCTGGGTGGCGAGGTGCTGGAGCGCGAAGGGTCGCGAGTCAAGCTCGTGCTGCAGGGTGTGCAGTGGCGTTGCCACCGGCCGCACCCCGGGAAGGAAGCCAAGAAGTACCAAGTCGAAGAGGCCCGCGAGTTCCTGCGGCGGGCGGGAGTTGAACCATGAACAGCATGACCTACAAGGGCTATACGGCTCGCATCGAGTTCGACGAGCGTGACGACATATTCGTGGGGCGGGTTCTGGGGGTGCGCGACATCATCAGCTTCCACGCCGACTCGGTGGCTGAGCTACGCACCGAGTTTGCGGTTGCCGTTGACGACTACCTGGCCGACTGTGCCGAGCAAGGAGTCAGCCCGGAGAAGCCGGCATCCGGGAAGGTGATGTTGCGTATTCGGCCGGAAGTACACGCAGCGGCCACTATCGCTGCGCAAGCCGCCGGCAAGAGCCTGAACCAGTGGGCTGAAGAGGCATTCGAGCGCGCGGCGCACGCCTGAAGCAGAAACAAAAAGCCCCGCACGGTGGCGGGGCAAATAGGGGGTGGAGACTCTCAGTCCTTGGAGGTTAGGGCAGCGAGCGTGAAGATTTCGTCGTGCGGACGTCGATGCCGCGTGAAATTCAGCGCTGGCTCTGCAGCAGGTCCGCTGCCCACGCGGTCTCGAACTGCTTGCGAGCCCTGTTCTCCGCTGCGTCGCAGACGGCGACCCGCTTACCTGACTCAGGGTAGATGCAGGAGGAGGGCGGCTGGTAGAAGCGCTCCCAGGCTTGCTGTTTCCCCCGCGCAGCCGCTGCGAGTTCGGCTTGCCTGAGTCGCGCAGCCACCTGCTGTCGAGTGCGCTCCTCGGGACTGATCGTGAGTTGGGGCTGTGGTGCAGCGATCTGCTGCCGTGCCTGCTGTTGCAGCTGGATCTTCTGGACAGCGGCCTGCGAGCGTTCGATCTGGCGCTGGGCCATGTTCTCGATGGTGGCAACGCGCACCTGGACCAAGTAGACACCCGAGACCGAGTTGATGACGCCCCGAAACCAAGCAACAGGGGGGGGGCTGCCGCGTCGCGCCGCATGAGCTTTCGAGTGGCAAGTAATTCACTTGTTCGCCGTCAGTAGATGTTTTTATGCGCGCAGTAATTTAATATTTATCTTGCTCTGGTGTGGTGGTTCGTGAGGCTGAGATTTCGTATTTAATTTTCTTCCTTCGAAAGTTTAGTGATTTATATTTTTATTTGGTTTTTCCCATTTGATTTTGTATATATGCAATCTTGCGTAAAGCTCGAAATTGGTGTATAATTTTTTTTATTAATTATTGTTCTTTGATGATATTTTTGCTTGGAGTCTGAAGGGATATGGAGCGCAAGGAGATTTTTGAGCCTATTAAGACGGCGCACGCTGTTGCTGAGGTGATATTTTTCTTTGAGTTTTCTGAGCTTTTAATATCTAGTCGCAAGAAAATGGATGATCTTAAGGCGGGGATGGTGGACCTGCTCCCTGATGCAAAAGAGCAAAAGAGCGTTCAGATTAGCCTTGGCGATGATGAGGCTGCAAGTGTTCAGCACAGTGCGGATGCGATCCAGTTTTCTAAACAATCCCCTGCCGGTGAGCTTCAGTGGCTTGCTAGGGTTGTAGGTCCAACCTTAAGCGTGCATTGCGTCGATTACTCGCGCTGGGCTCCGGTTAAGACTCAGTTTTTAGCTATTCTTGAGTGCGCTCTTAACTCATTGGGTATTAAGGATGGGTTTTCTGGTGTTGGCCTGAAAGTAATAGATAGGTTCAGGTATAACGAAAGCGCAGGGGCGTATGACCTGGCTAGGCTCGTCGATCCTGAATCTAAATATGTGAGTAGGCACGTCTTTGACTCCGGGCATAGGTGGCATTTCTATTCCGGCTGGTACGAGCGTGATGCAGTTGATTTGGAAGGCGTAGAGGTGCTTAGTCAACTAAATCTAGACTCTTCGTTTGTCGCTATTTCCGATGGGGTGCTACAGAACTTTGTTACTTTTGATCATACCCTGGCTCTTAAGAACGTGGAGATGGGTAATGGGGTCTTGGTTGCACTTGAGGGTGGTTCTTCGGCTGTCGATGTGATTTCTAAAGTTTTTGATAATCTTCACGAGGTAAATAAGTCGATCATTCGTGATGTGCTGTCTAAGGAAGTTGCTGATCGGATGAACCTGAAGCGACAGGAGGCTTGAAATGGATTTTATTCCCGTAAAGTCAGTTAGCCTTGGTGGAGATTGTAGGCCTACTCTGAGTAGCGGAATGGCTTTGTTTTCTGCATCTGCGCATGCCGAAATGCCACCCCCGGTATTGCGCGCGCGATATGAATCTGCTCGATATGCTAGTGTGGATGAGATTGCAAGCAGTCAGTCTGCTTATATTGATCACATCGTGCATGGGATTGAAAGTAATACTCGGCTTAAGACTCCTGGGGCTATCACTATTCCGGCTGCAAACACTCCTAATGCCTTGGTGCAGGTCATGGCTAAGGTTAGAGCATACGCCTCTTTGGAAGATGGGTGGGATGGGTACGGGGGTGTTAAAATAGAATCATCTACCCGGAATGATGCTGAGCTGTTTGCGGCTTTTCATGCGGCTGATATTGAACGTGTGATGCCAAAGGTTAGCCCTGCGGGTGACGGTGAAATTAACTTCAGCTGGAGCACCGGTCGAGGTGTAATAGATCTCGGATTTTATGGGGATGGTAGTTATTCTTACTATGCTGTGACGGAAGATGGTAGGGAGTTTTTTTCGGATGAAGAGGCTCTCTCAAAAGCTCTCCCTGAAGAAGTCGCAAAAATTATAGCGTAGTTTGGTAGCTTAGAAATGGAATTCCATTATATTTGTGATTCCGAGCGAATTGTTCGGACAACTTTCAGTCCTGAGCACTTTGATGGGGTTGAGTTTTCCAATGCAGCTATAAGCTTGGATGACCTGTCGTCTCGAGGTGTTAGTGTGGATCGAGAGGGGATCACGCCGCTTTCAGCGTTAGATAAAAGAATCGAAGCTCAAGTAGCTAAGAATCCGGACGCAAGACAGAGCGTGGTCTATTCTGTTCTGCTTGTGGGAGCTGTTCGAGCGATTCAGGGCCAAGAGGCATCTCAGGCGCTTGAGGTTAAGGCCGATCCCATTAAAGAAGAAAACGAAGGGCATGCCCTGATCCTGAGTGCAAAGCCGCGAGGCAAGGCTGAGTTAAGGGCGTTAAGGCTAAGGCTGATCGGCATGATGAAGGCTGGACTGCACTCTAAAGGGACCCTGCAATTTAAAGCCTAATAATTGTTTCGCCTTAAGTGTGCGAACTTTATGGATTGAATTGGCTTTATTGTAGATTGGCTTATATTGCCTAATCGGGCGCATATTTCCTGATAGCTGTCTCGGGGGTGCGCGTGATAGCGGTCTTCTGGCCAGTCTCGCGGCCAATGGAGCGTATAGCCGTCAGGGACTCGTTCTACTTCGCAACGCACCGCGCCAAGACCGCCTGCATCTCGTACACGTCGGCGCCGCGGCTGAACTTCTTGATGATCGGCTCAGCGATGCCGGACACCCAGATCTTCAGATCGGCGTCGAGATCGAAGTGGCCGGCTGTCTCAACGGAGAAGTTGGTGATCGAGCGGTAGGGGACTGAGCGGTACTCAGTTTTCCGGCCGGTGAGCCCTTGCTTGTCGACCAGCAGCAGGCGCCGGTCGGTCATCACGATCAGGTCGCGCACGAGCTTGTAGCCACGCAGCACCTGCTCTCCTTCTCCGAGGAGCTTACCCAGCTCATCCCTGACGTCTGCTTCGCTGATCGGACTCGCATTGCCGAGTAGCCCTCCAAGAATGGCCATCTCTTTTTCCTCGTGTTATTGGCAAGGTGACTCGCACTGCATGCCGTCGTTGTCCATGTGGTACTGCTCGTTGCTACCTGCCACCAGCTCCTCCCGCAGCACCAGCAGCTCGCGCGGCGCCGCGATGGCAAGACGCACGTGGTTGTTGTTCTTGATGCTGGCGACCTCTATCTCGATTCCGTCCGCGATGAGCCGGCGCAGTGCCTCCTCCTGGTCTGCGCTGGGATCGATGGTCAGGTGGATTTTCTCGCCGACGCGGCGACCGAGGATGAGGGGCATGGTTCGCTTCCTTGCGATCAGTGACTCGTTATTGGCTGCAGAGCTCGAGCTTGGCGTTGTCCCGCTCCACGAGCTCCTTTCGGCGCACCTTTACTTCCAGTGGTGCGCGGATGTCGAGGAAAACCTGTGTGGCGGCAATGTGGGCCACGCCGATCTCGATCCCCTCCTCGAGGATCCAGCGTAGAGCCTCCTGCGGATCAACTGCGGGGTCGATGGAGAGGATTATCTTCTGGCCGGTACGGCGAGTCAGTTGGAGTGCCATGGTTTGCTTCCTTGCGTTGAGGGTTGTTCTTACCGACGGGGCAACTCGCAGGGCCCGCCGTCGCTGTCGATGTCGAGTCCGCCGTTGGAACACGACTCCAAGTTGTTGCGGGCATTATCGCGCCACACCAGCTCTTCCCTCTGCACTCGCACTTCTCGCGGCGCCTTGATGCCCAGGCGAAACTGCTTGCGCAAGAAATCGCTTTTAGTGACACAGATCTCGATGCCCTCCTCGAGGATCCGTTGCAGCGCAACTTGTGGGTCGACCGAGGGGTCAATGGTGAGGATGAGCTTCTGGCCGACACGGCGGCTGAGTACCAGAGAACCTTGAGCCATGATGTTGCCCCTTCACGGTCATCTAGATGTTTGTCTGCAGAGACTCTCGCACGGCACGCCGTCGTTGTCTTGGTCGAGACGGCTGTTGCCGCACTGCTCCAGTTGGTGTTTCGCTTCAGAGCAGCTGCTCATCTGGCCGCAGGTCTTGCGTGTGGAGCAGCTGTAGCTGGTGCCGCCGGCGCTGCCACCGAATGCACTACCGGAAGACGCCCCGGCCACGCGCTGCGTGTTGCCCGAGCAGCTGCTCAGATCGACTTTGCCAACAAAGGGGTTACCCCAGCCCATGGCGCAGGCTGTTGCCTGGTTGCGCCACTTCTCCCACTCGCTGACCGGGTACTGACGATTCCAGGCTTCATAGGTGCGACGGTCCTGGTTGGAGAGCCGCAGCTTGTAGCGGTCGGCCATGTAGAGGTAGATCCGGGCGGAAGCGCCTCGAGCATGCTCGGGTGGCATGGCGGTCTTGGCCTTGAAGTCCACCACCATAGGGCAGGCGCCGTACTGGGTCGGCTTGCCGGTGACCATGCCCAGGGCGAAGTTGCTGCGGTCTTCGTTCACCTCGCCGATGCTCGGCACCAGGTTGTGCAGGTCGGCTTCGGCCGCGGCGAACACCGGGTCGTTGTCAGTGCAGTTGTCACGCCCGCCGGCTTGCCAGCATTGGCGCTGGTGGCCGATCACCCAGGCGGGAACCACGTGCTCCCACTCGATGCGCCCAGCGCGGTTGGCGTTCTTCCGGGGCTGATACCCGCAGCTCGCCAGGTCGACTCGGTTCCCCTTGTACTCGCAGCCGCAGTAGAACGTGGTTTCGCGGCCAGCATAGAGCTTCCACGCCACCTTCTTGGCTTCGTTGAAGGTGCGCGGGGCCTCGATGCCTTGGAGGGCGAAGACGGCTGGCGAGAGGAGAGCGAACAGCAGAGATGCTGCGATGAAGCTGAAGCGCATGGTGCTTCCTTGCGTGTTGAATTGGCCCCGCGCAGCGGCGGGGCCTGCATGTCACGGCTGCTCGTATCCGCGGACCGTGGTTTTCAGCTGCTCAGCGAGTCCGAAGATGTCGTCAATAGTATCAATTGGGTGTCGCGTCTCAGTCTTGCTGGCATCGAAAACCCCAATGTACTTCTGGGCACGATTGAAGTGGAGGCGACAGATCGGCTTTCGGTTGTTGTCATCGAGTAGCACACCGAAGTAGCTCTGTGTGTCGCGCGCAGCTACGCGCCTCACGTCGACCTCTGCGCGAACGATGGCGCGCACGACGTTGAACGCATCCAGCTCCTCCTGAGAGGTTACGATCTTGTCCTTGCCATCGTTGTCCTCCTGATCCCCCTCATCGCTATCTGAGGTATTCATGCTTGCAGGCTGAGGAGGGGAGCTGACACCGATGATTGCAGACTTCAGGCGATCATTGGCCTGGTCGTTCAAGAACTGCCGCATGGCTTTGAGCGTGAGGGCTGCAAACTGCTCCCGAACGCGCTGAGTGATCACCCCGTCATACACTCGGGTGGTTAAGAGGCGCACGAAGTCGTCGTCCGGTGCGCTGAACTGGGATGCTAGGACGCGCTTGAGCTGGCTGACGTACTTCAGTTCGCCAGCCGCATTGATTATCGACTCGACATCAAATGCAGGCTTGGTGAGCTTTTTCAGCTCCGGGACGGCGTGGTCGTCGATATCCAGCAGGTCGAGCACCAAGAATGGCTTGTCGTCCATCTTGTTCGGCGCGTCGAGATCGGTGAAAAACTGGTAGATCTGGCCATTAGTGAGGATGGCTATGCGTGCGCTGGTGACGCCAAAGTAGCGGTAGAGCTGGGATGCGTGATTGAGATTCAGAGTGTCGCCGAGCTTCTTGCACTCAATGAGGATCTGGACGGCGCCGTCCTTACAGATGGCGTAGTCGACCTTCTCCCCTTTCTTGGTTCCAACGTCTGCGGTGAACTCGGGCACCACCTCGGTTGGATCGAACACGTCGTAGCCGAGCACAGCCTGAATGAACGGCATGATGAATGCCGTCTTGGTTGCCTCTTCCGTCTGGATCACCGCCGTTTGCTGCTTGATCTTGGCGGCTAGGGTAGCCAGTTTGTCTTCAAATTCCATGTAGCGCGCTCCGTTGCAGCGAGGTTCCGTCACCTCAAGACTTTCTGGTGCTTCATGCCCGCGATCTGGCATGGAGGCGATCACCTGGCCAGCCTCAGGCTGTCGCAGGCGCTAGAGCTTCTTCCCGTTCCACACGAAGAGCACCCTGGCGTGAATAGTCACATCGCCGATCGGCACGGTGCGGTCTTTGTGCTTCTGGTTGTCGGAGATCAGCTCGAAATTGTCTGCGTCTGCCATCTGCAGGCGCTTGATGTACAGCATGTCGTTCCAGGTCAGGACGTAGATCCCGTCGCCGGCGAACTCGTTGACACCGCGGTCGACGATGACCGGGTCCTTGTCGTTGATCGTCCCCTCCATCGACTGGCCCCAGCCGGTGATGATCGAGAGGTTTGCGGGGGAGGTGAACTCCAGGCCCAGCTTCTCCAGCTGGGGGCCGCTGACCACGACATTACGGACGAACTCGGCATACTCGGCAGGCATCTGGCCGTGCCCCATGGAGGCGCGCACGTCGTACTGGGGGATCAGGATGTCGCCTTCGACGACTCTGGCCGATAGATTGAAGTTGCCGGTGAGCACGTTTCCACTGTGTTTGGCTGGTGCCTGCTCGGCCTCTTCCTGGGCGGCCACGATGAGTCGCGCGCGAGCCTCCTGAGAGAGTGCCTTGCCGGCCTTTGTGGCCAGCATGGTGCGTACCAGTTCGGCTGCAGAGGATGCCGTTCCGGTCCCATCGGGCTCCGCGACAGAGCGTTCTGTTGGTTGGGAGGCCTCACGCGGCCCGCGGCTTCCTTCGAGAAGCGACGACATCGAGACGCCCAGCGCCATTGCGATCTCGCTCATCCGCTTGGGACGAGGAGTGTTTCTGTCGGACTCCCAGGCCTGAACTGACTGCGGGCTTACCCCTAGCAGCCTCCCCAGTTCGGATTGGTTCATCCTTTTCTTTTCGCGTGCCGCAGCTATGCGGGATCCGATCGTTTCCATGACGGCAACGATACAACTAGCTGTTGTAGCAAGCACTGCAATTCTCCCTTGTAAATTCGCTCGCCGGACTGTAACTTTGGGTTGTAATTCACCTGTCGAGGCGACAATGAAAGCAAACGCCGCCGAGCGTGCAGCTGCAGCCGCAGGAAGCCAGTCGGCTCTGGCGCGGAAACTTGGCTGCTCCCCTCAAGCCGTTCAGCGCATGTGCGCCACGGGGCGCGTGCCCGCTGAGCGAGTTCTCCGGATCGAGGCAGCAACCGGAGGAAAGGTCACTCGTCATGAGCTTCGGCCAGACCTCTACCCGGCTGAGTCGGCCACATAACAAACCAACGCTGTTGCTGAGCGGGAGGGCAGAGATTTCGCCCCGGATTTCAGTTTTGGTCGGCTGCTGCATGGGGTTCATCCCTGACTGCTGATCCAGTGATGACAGATTCGCCCAGGGACGACCAGGGCGCTACGCGAAAGGAAAGAGGAGTTCGCGAGATGGAAGTTTTTGAGAAGGCACTTCACGACGAAGTGATCGCCAAGGGCGGTACCGAGCTCGCCAAGAGCATGGGAGTCAACCGCACCCGCCTGCTGGACTGCGCCAATCCCAACCGAGAAGACCACCGCATGAACCTGCAGATGTTCGGGCAGATTCTGGCGCACCTCGACTACGCCGCAAAACGCCGCGTGCTCTGCGCGTTGGTTGGAGAGTTCGGCTTTGACCTGGTGGACAAGGATGCGGCCAAGGCGATGACCCTGACTGCAGCGCTGGTTGGTGTCGGGAAGGAGGTTGCCGAGCTGACCCTGGCGATCCATGAGGCCATGGCAGACAACCACGTCAACCAAACCGAGAAGTCGATCATCGGCCGCGCTGTCAGCGAGGTACGGGGCAGCCTGGATGTGGTCGAGCAGTCGGTGAAGCGCGCCTGACAGCGAGCAATAAAAAACCCGCCGGCCAGGGCGGGTTCTTCAACGGCGCGCAAGGCGCCAAGTGCAGATGATTCGAGAGGAAGTGTAGATGACTCCCACTGCAATGAACAACCGCCCGCGCCACGATTTGAGCATTGCCGAAAACGTGGCGCGCAACGTGACGATGAGCAGCCGCGAAATTGCGGAGCTTACCGGGAAGGAGCACAAGAACGTCATCCGCGACATCCGCGCCATGCGTGGTGAGCTGGAGAAAGATGGCTCAGATCTGAGCCATGAAATCCGCGAGGAGATCGATGGCCGCGGCTATGTCGCCTGCATCCACCTGCCCCGCGAGATGACCGAGCTGCTGCTGACCGGATACAGCGTTCCGCTGCGCCTGAAGGTGATCCGTCGACTGAACGAGCTTGAGGCTCAGCAGGCGCCCTGCGTCCCGCAGACCCTCTCTGAAGCCTTGCGCCTCGCCGCCGACCAGGCCGAGAAGATCGAGCAGCAGCAGGCTGCGCTGGCCATCGCCGCACCGAAGGCGGCCTTCGTCGACCAGTACGTCGAGAGCACCGGCTCGATGAGCTTCCGCCAGGCCGCGAAGCTGCTGAAGGCCAACGAGCGCCAATTCCGCCAACTGCTGCTAGACAAGGGGGTGATGTACTACCTGGGCGGAACCCTGACCCCGTACCAGCACCACATCGACGCCGGGCGCTTCCATGTGAAGACCGGCACCAACGAGCATAACCAGCACGCTTACACGCAGGCCCGCTTCACGCCGAAGGGGCTGCAGTGGGTGGCGGGGCTGTGGGCGTCGTACCAGATGGAGCGTGCAGCATGAGCTTCGCTGCGCTCGACTGGGCCTGGAAGGTCCGCACTGGCAACGCTGGCCGAAAGGCTGTGCTGATGGCGCTGGCGCAGTTCGCTGACGAGGATGGCGTTTGCTACCCAGGCCAGGAGACGCTGGCCACGCACACCGAGCTGTCGGCCCGTAGCGTGCGCGACCACCTGGCGCAGCTGGAGGCTGACGGTCTGCTGGTGCGTACTGAGCGCCGTTGGGCGGATTCAAAGAAGCGCCGGACTGACCTGTATCAGCTGCAGATTGGTCACTTTCCTGAGCCGAAGACCAACCGGAAAAAATCGCCGGTAGGTGGAAACGGCCAACCGGAAGATTCTTCCGGTGGCTCTGCGCCGGCGGCACCCTGCGCTCCTGCTGGGGTTGATGCGTGCGCCACTGAGGATTCGTCCAGCGGCGAACAGCATACCAACCGGAAAATTTCGCCGGTAGCACCAACCGGCAAATCCTGCACAAACCAACCGGCAGATTTCGCCGGTTATGAATCTTCAGACAAGAACCGTAAGGGCTCCTCCTGGGATGCGCGCAGCCGCCGCTTCCCGATGTTCGAGGAGTGGGAGCCGGACGAGGTGACTCTGCGCCTGCACCTGGTGACCGCTGGCGTTGCCCTTGCCGAGCTGACCCCGGAGGTCGTGGCCGAGTTCGTCGCCCATTGGGCCACCCAGTCCCTCGACGACACTCATGCCGGCTGGTGCAAGCGCCTGGTCGTCAACTTGAAAAAACACAAAGCCCGCCAGCTGGCCGGACAAGGAGTTCCCTATGCAAACCGCCAAGCCAATGTCCGCTCTGCTGCCGTCGGCATCCCGCTCGCTGAGAACCTCACCGACGCTGGATGGTCGGCCGGCATCGACGTCCTGTGATCGTGCCGAGCTGGAGCGCCGCGTGAATCTCGTGTTCTCGACCCTGCAGATCGATACCGGTCTGGCCGCGGCCTTCCGCTTCGAGTTCCCGGCCGATCAACCGGAGAAGCTGCGGGCGGCGAAGCGCGGCTGGTTCCGCCCGGAGCTGGACAAGGTTCCCGCAGCGCTGTTCGAGGCCGGCCTGCGCCGGATCGGTTCCGAGTGGCAGGCGGGCCGGCAATTCAAGTCCATGCCGAGCATCGGCGACTTCCTGGAGCTGTGCCAGCCGAGTGCTGAGGCTCTGGGCCTGCCGTCTGCTGCTGCGGCCTACCGCGAGGCCTGCGCGAATGCCCACCCGGCAGCCGGGCAGCGCTGGAGCCACCCAGCCGTGCACCACGCGGCCTGCGAGACGGGGTTCAGCGAGCTGCGCAACCTGCCGGAAGCCAAGAGCCGCGCGCTGTTCGACAGGGCCTATGCGGTGACCGTGCGCATGCTGCTGGCCGGCGAGCCGCTGCGGGAGATCCCGAAGGCGCTGCCGGCGAGCGTGAGCGTATCGACGCCGGAGGTTGGTCGCTCGACCCTGGCGGCGTTGCGGGCGCGGGTGCGCGGGGTGGTCGTATGACTCCAGCGAAGATCGCCGGTCTGCTTCAGGGCCAGACCAGCATGGCCCGCAAGCTGTTCGAGTTCGTCCCCATTGCTGAGGAGTGGACCGAGTTCCAGATCGCCAACGAGATGCGCCGCGTCACCGGCAGCGCGCCGGATTTGAAGGTGACGCGCGGCTGCCTGCGCGACCTGGCCGACTCGGGCCTGATTCGCCGCCGCAACGACCAGTTCCACCGCGCCCAGGCGCAGGAAAAGACCAAGCAGAAGGAAGCCGAAATGCCCGCCGCAAAAGCCGTTACTACTCTGCAGCTCAAACCGACCCACCCCAAGGGCGAGAAGCCTGCTGACAGCCCCATTGAGATCCTTGGCGACATCGCAGGTTCCATCGTGGCGCTGGGCAAGAGCATGGCCGAGCAGCTCCAGCAGCTGGCCAGCCGAGTGGAGGAGGCGGCTATCCATATCGAGCAGGGACAGGAGGCCAATGCAGCGAACTTGCAGAAGCTGAAGCAGTTGCAGTCGCTGTTGCGCAGCCTGGGTGATGACGCGGCATGAAGCAGACCAAGCTGACCAAGGCAGCCCGCGATCGGGAGTGCCAGGTACGTCTGCCGGGCATCTGCAACGGAAACCCGGAGACCGTTGTGCTGGCCCACTACCGCATGGCCGGCATCAGCGGCACCGGCATGAAGCCGCACGACCTGCTCGGCGCCTGGGCCTGTTCGGCATGCCACGACGAAATCGACCGGCGCACCCGCCACATTCCGATGGAGGACGCTCGGTTGTACCACCTTGAGGGGATGGTGCGGACCTTGAACACCCTGATCGCTGAAGGAGCCGTGAAGGCATGAGCGAGCAGGAGCGAATGGCGGTGCTGTGGGCGCTTGCCCGCGATACCGAGGAACAGCTGAAGGCCTTGAGGGGGTTGGAGTGAAGCAGTTTGCAGTGGGGACTATCCGCCGGCGCGCGCCGGTGGACTACGAGGGCAACGAGCAGGCGGCATTGTTCAACTGGATGCGGCTTCGTCACCCGCTGGCATGGCGACTGGCGTACCACGTCCCGAACGGTGGGCACCGGCACAAGGCAGTCGCGGCGAAGCTGAAGGCTCAGGGGGTGAAAGCTGGGGTTCCGGACATCACGCTCGCGCTGCCACGGGGCGGGCACCATGGGCTCTACATCGAGTTCAAGGCGACGCCGCCGCATGACGCCGAGGTGGCGGTGAGCCAGAAAGAGTGGATCGGGGCGTTGGTGGAGCAGGGCTACAAGGCGGTGATCTGCAGGGGGATGAAGGAGGCGATGGCGGTGATCGATGACTACCTGGCTCAGCCAGTGACGGAGGTGGTGCGTGGCTGATCTGCAGGAGATGACGGTTGCCGGGCTGGAGAAGCGGAAGGCAAAGCTGCTCGAGCAGCACCAGGTGGAGCGCAAGCGTGAGCAGCGGGCGCGCGGGGTGGTGGTGATCAAGGGGACCGGTCACCGGCCGTCGAAGGTGCGCATCAACCCGGGGCGTCGCGATCGGGTGGCGCTGGAGAAGGCTGGCGAGGCGATGCGCGAGATCACGCGGCAGCTGCGGGCGCTGGAGGTCGAGCTGGATCGGAGGGCGCGCAGTGAAGCGCCGGCACGGGCCTGATCTGCAGAAGCAGACGCGGCCTCTGGCGCCTTGCGGGGAGTGCCAGGGGCGCGGGGTGGTGAAGGGGCTGTTCTATGAGATGTCTTGCGATGGGTGCCACGGCTCGGGGTTCGTGGATGCGGTAACGGGTGAGCGGTTGGAGGTGGAGGAGCTGGTGCTGCAGCTGGGGAGGGCGCTCAGGCTGGAGCGGCAGAAGGCGGCGACCAGGCCGGTACAAGGCGGCGCCGAGCGGGACTATCAGGGTGATAACGGGCGGCATGGGCTGCGCGGGCATTGGACCGGGGATTGAGGAGTGGTGGGGATGATTTACAGCAGCACGTTGAGCGCGGTGGTATCGGCCCTGGCGGCGGAGTGCATCGATAACACGAGCAAGCAGAAGTGGCAGCAGCTGTATCAGTCCGGAGAGCTGCGACCGTGCGGTCAGACGGTGTCGCCAGAGGATCGCATGACGGCCGACTGCTGGGTGTTCGCCCGGTTGCATCACGGGCTGAAGCCGCGCCACTGGCATGCGCTGGTGGCGAAGTTCAGCACGCACAAGGGGCGGAAGGTCGAGGCGATCGGGAAGTTGGTGCCGCTGGTGGCCACACCGGCTGGTCCGCTGTTTCTCTACAAGGCCGTCACCACCTGGGCTATCCCGGCGCTGAAGGGCGCAGACGGTAAGCGCAGTACCAAGGATTTGCTCATCCTGCCGGCCCCGTTCTACGACATGAACACCTGGGAGAGCGAAGGCCGCCCGGAGCAGACTCGCCGCCGCTGGAGGCTCGGTATCCACAAGGTGCTCAACGAGATGGTCGGCGAGGCGCTGGTGGAGGCGGAAACGATCCTTTGCTCGGAGGGAGTGTTGGTGGGGGAGGCGGCCTGATCGAGCTGGCTAGGGATGGCCAGCCACATCCAGATTTCTGAGACCCCGCCAGCGAGCGGGGTGTTTCGTTTCTGCCGCCTAGAACCGATCGCCCGATCGGTGGGCGGCCGCTCATGCCTCTACCTGGCTTCGCCCTATTCGTAGATGGGCAATACCTCTACCTGGCAGTGGGGCAAATGATGACAGCCGGATGACGCACATCACCAGCAGTACGACTGTATCCGCGGACTGGATGCACGGCCCATGGATCGTGGCTTTGCGGGGTCTGCAACAGCAGGGCAGGCCTAAATTCTTGCCTGGGCAAAAAGACACTCGCGAACAGGTCGAGGATAGTTCGTGCACAGTCAGGCAACAGGACTTACTCCCTGTAGGGCTTTGAGCTGGCAGGTCCTGACGCCAGGATTCACAGCAACCAACAACGCAGTCTAGCGTCGCTCCCGAACGGCAGGTGTTCGCTCATCCGCCGACCAGGCTGCGCTCCAACTCGATGTACGAGCGAGGCATACAAGATGAACGACAACGTGGTCCCGTTCCGCTACCAGGGCCAACCAGTGCGCTTTAACACCGATGGCTGGATCAACGCCACAGATGCGGCCGGGCAGTTCGGCAAGCGCGTCGACCACTGGTTGGCGAACACCGAAACCCGGCAGTACATCGACGCCCTAGCCGTGGCGATAAATGCCCGGGATTCCGGGGAATTGATCAGGGCTCGCCGCGGACGTGGAGGCGGCACCTGGCTGCATCCCAAGCTGGCTGTCGCCTTCGCCCGCTGGCTTTCGCCCAGGTTCGCTGTCTGGGCCGACCTGCAGATCGACGCGCTGATCCACGGCGACGTGCCGGCGCTGCATCATTTAGACCGCGCCTGCAAGGCCCTGTCCGCCGGGCAGGAGGTGGCCAGCATCAGCGGGCAGCAGCTGGCTCAGTGGCGCTGGCGAAAGCCTGGGCTGGTGCACGAAGTCGAGCACTGGCGCGAGCAGTTGCAGCTGCCCCTTGGCTTGGACGCCGCACCAGCAAACACAAAGCCCCGCGCGGGGCGGGGCGTTGCCGATAAGAGGGCGATGCAATGAAAGTGATTACGAGATGGTGTATTCCTTCCAAGGAATCTGCGAAGGGTGAAGTGCTGCAAGGAGTTTGGCCAAGTCAGTTCGACCGTGATACCGGAAAGTACCTCGGGAGTCCTGTGACGCCAGAACAAGCGGCAGTCCTGGAAAATAGCCTTGCAACGATCCGCGAGCCTTATCGGCTTCTAAGTTCGAGCTCGTGACGTGATGCTTGACGACCGCAACGGCAAAGATAACCCCTTGCTCCTTGATGACTGCGCCCTGGATTTTCATCGCTGCTGACCTCCTTGGTCACTGTGCGCCGTTTGGCGCCGATCCCGTCCCTGGCCCACCCAGGGCGGGGTTACTCCTTTGGTACCTGGGCTAGCGAAGTCGACGGCCGCGACTTGTAATTTTTGCCCTCGACTTCAATATGGCGTCGACCCTGCTCGAGCTGAGGAGCCATGCCAGCTCGAAACTGAGCATCGGAATACCAAAGCCGAATCCCCAGAGTGCGAGCAACGCGTGGTTTGCAGCTGCTGGTTTAGGTGCAAGCAGTAAACCGACTGCGTAGAGCATGGCTCCAACCAAGAACAAAACGAGAAAGGCATAGCTCCGTGCTATCTCCCTGTTGATCCTCATGCTGTCGAAGCGGATTGCCCTGATTCGCTGCAGATGCGCTTTTTCCCTGGCACGTGCCCATCCGCGAACGCTGCTCCAAGTGGTGTTGAGGACCGCTGGGAAATGACGGTGTACCAAGCGGTAAAGCCAGCTCATTAGATAGCTGACAACCGCACCAATTGCTGCGGTTATCCACGTGTCCAGGGACAGAACGGTTTCTAGCATGGCCGCTCCTTGGCGGGGATAGGAATCTACTCAGCCTTGGCGAAGCGCTTGACCATGTAGTCGAGCGCTTCCAGCTCGCTCGGGGTGACGATTTTCTGCGTAGCGATGATGGTGCGGCTGGCTGCCAGCAGCTTGCGCTTGTTCACCTCGTCGCGGAGCTTGTTGATCCGCCCGACGGCGATCTTGAAGCTGTGCAGGCTCGGCACGGGCGTGTAGCCCAGCAGGTCGTCTACCTGTTCTTGGGTGATCCGCAGATCATGGGTGAATACCTTGCAGGCAGCGGTGATGACCTTGCGCTCGGGTGCCCGCAGTTGCCCGTCGGCCTTGGCGACGTACAACAGGATGTCCAGTATCGGGAACTCCGGGTCTGTCAGACGGGCCAGGGAGTAGCGGCTCGACTTGAGATAGATGTCCCGCAGATAGGCGTGAGGTGCATCGACCACAAGGCCGGTTGCCGTATCGGTGCATTCGATGATTTTGTCGAAGCGAAATGTGCGCTGCTGTCCGCGCAGGTGGCACATGCCGGACAGCCCTGATGGGTTGTACCCCGTAACGGAGATAGCGCGCTCCGTAGTTTCGCCTAAGCCGTCATGGTAGCGAATGCGCAGCGTGGCAATGGTGTCCGGAGAGCCTTGAAGGGTGGCGCCAGGGGTGCTTGGCAGCTGGGTGTGCTTCTGCGGGATGGCTGGCTCATCTTCGACACGTTTGGATTCTGGGAAGAATTCTTCCGCGAGGATCTGCACTCCGCCGAACTTCATCCGCGAGGCCACGGCTGCAGCGATTTTGCTTGAAACAATCCGCGCATCGACGTGTGAGCGCGCCACGAACAGATAGCCGAAACGCAGGAGCGCCTTGTTCCGCTTGCCACCCAGCAGCTCGGAGATGCGGTACATAGCGTTGTGCGAGCCGACTACACACGGGCCAGTCACCTCGACATAGCGGCCTGCCATATCCAGTGGTGTCGCGGGATTGTCGAAGATCGCCGCGTACATATCCCCGAACAGCTCCTCTGGCAATTGCACCAGCTCGAACGCATCCGGCAGTGCCGCGAAGAACTGCAGCAGGCCGCGCTCTACATCATCCGACCAGCCGCCCTCGGCGGTCGCCTTGGCCAGCGCCTGGCGTAGCTGCCGGAAAGGGTACAGCGCGCAGATCCGCGGTTGCTGGTCGAGCCAGGCGGCGAGGGCAGCCGCGCGCGGCTGGTCGATATACCCACCTTCGATAGCTTGCTCAAAGACAGGGACGATCAGCTCATCCAGTGGGTGGTAGTAGTCGCTGTAGTCATGGATTGGCGGTTCGTTGAGGCGCACCTCATCCTGCTTGCGGTCGAATTCGTAGGTCATGGCCGCTCCTTGGCTACTGGGGTTATTCCTTTTCGGCCTTCAGCTTTTCACTGATCTCTTCCACCACAGCGAGTTGCTTGCGCAGCGCATCGGTTGCCTTGATGAGCTGGAGTGGCAGTGAGCTTTCAAGATCTTCTCCAGACAGTGCTTCGCGTCGAATCCTGGTCGTTATTCGCGGCTCTGACGTGTCGGCAAAGCTGGCCTCCAGGCGAGCAAGAATCTCAGCAGTCGCTGATCGCTTGTTTGCTTGGGCAGCCTCCATGACTCGATCGCGTAACTCATGCGGGATGCGGAGGTTGAACTGAGGGTCTGTCCTGCTCATTCAGCGGGTTCCGATAAACGGAACCAGAGCATGCATCACCGTGCTATTGACAGCAATGCATCACGGTTCTACATTGCGCGCCGTGTATGACGGTGGTGCATTGGAGGCGAGATGAGCAGGAAAGACCCGCAGATCAACATGAGGATTCCTGCTTCGCTCAGGGACTACCTGGCGGAGCAGGCAAAGGCGAACCATCGCAGCCAGACGGCCGAGGTGGTTTACAGGCTGGAGCAGTCGAGGGTTCAGGATGAGCAGGGAAGGCAGGCAGGCGCCTGAAATGAAGAAGCCCCGGCGTGGATCAGACGCCAGGGCTTCGATGAACGTCAAATCGGAGAGGAAATGAACGTCATGAGCAAGAATATCACAGCGGCAGCCCAAGTCATTCCGTTCCGCAAGGCCGAACTCCTGCTGATCGATCACGTCGGCGAGCCGTTCGTGCCGATGAAGCCGGTGGTGGAGGGTATGGGGCTGGCATGGTCTGGGCAGCATGAGAAGCTGTCGTCGGGCCGCTTTCAGGCAACCATCAAGGAAATCGTGATAGTTGCCGGCGACAGCAAGCAGCGCGCCATGACCTGCCTGCCGCTGCGTAAGCTCACCGGCTGGCTGATGTCGATCAGCCCGAACAAGGTCAAGCCGGAGCTGCGCGACGGCATCATCGCTTACCAGAACGAGTGCGACGACGTGCTCTGGTCCTACTGGAATGAGGGTAGGGCGGTTCGCAACGACGACCGCACCATCGATACCGTGCTCAATACCACCATCGGCACCGATGGCTTCCGCTGCCTGGCGGCTGTGGTGGAAGGCAAGGCCCGCGTCCTGCCGGCGCCGGTGCGCCGCCAGGCTAAGGCCAAGCTGTGGGCGCAGGTCCATGCAGCCTTCAGCGTGCGCCGTGCCGAGGACATCCCGGCTGCCCAACTCGACGCGGCCCGCAACTTCGTCGCCGCCTACGCCCTGGAAGGGGAGTGGCTGCCGAAGGTGAAGGAGGAAGAGTTCGTGCTCGGCTTCTACGAAGCCCAGGAGGTCTGCCACTTGGTCCATCACGCCATCTGGTGCGTCTACCGCTGGGATAGCAGCATCGCTGCCGGCGTGAAGGCTATGAACTATCCGGTCTGGCTCGACGCCTTCGAGCACTTCCAGGAGGCGAGACGCTCCGCTCGCAGGATTGAGCACATGATGCCCCAGATTCTCGACCACTTCCGCGGGAAGCATGGCGGCCTGCTGCCGGAGGATTGTGCTGCTCGCTGTGTTGCTGCATAGAGCTCGATCACTATCCTGAATCCAGCCTGGTGAGAGGCCCGGCACACACATCGATCACGCTGGTTCAGGAAGGGCTTGCAAACCAGTGAGCGCATGAGCGATCATTTGTCCATCCTGCCGATCTTGCGCGTTAAGGATCGGCGATGACTTCGGGGAGTAAACGGTTCGATTCCGGCAGCTATGTCGGCTACCCAAATGGCAGTGCTGTTCGTCTCGGCGGTCTTGATGACCGCGCTTCCAATGACTCCAGATCTGCTGACCGCAACGGCTCAATTTGCGAACGAGGGTAGTTTGATGATGAAAGAAATTGGTGTGATTCTGCTTCAACCGGTAACTTCGACCATTTCCGCCATCTGGTGTAGCTGCATCGCTGCTGGTGCAGTGCCCCGCTCCATCTGAGGCTTGAGCCTCATCAACAGCCCCGGTGCTGAGTGATCAGCCCGGGGCTTTTTCGTGGATCCACGAAAATGATCTTCGCCTAAACGTGGCGCAACACACCAAAGAGCCTCGCCATCGTGCGGGGCTTTGTCGTTTCTGGAGCATTCGATGAGCAATCAGCACCGCATCCTTGTCGGTCATCAGGTCAACCCGGCCAATGACACCCTGACCGTCGCCGTCCTCGACAGGCCAGGCAGAGGTGGCGCCTGCCACGCATACCAGGTCTCTGGCGCCAACATGGCCCGCCACCCTTTCATGCGCCAGGCCGTGCGCGAGTTTGCGGGCTCTGACCTATCGGACGCCCAGGTCGACGCCGCCTTTGCGCAGGCCTCCGACGGCGACACTTCCTCGCTGATCCTGTTCCAGGATGGCCCCATCGCCGAGGCCGGCGTGAACGGCGTCACCCATGAGGTGCTGCTGGCGATTCTGATCGACCGCCTGGAGGGCTTCCAGGCTGGCCCCTATGCCTGCGAGGCCAACTCAAAGGCGCTGGAGCACATCAAGTACGCCCAGCAGCGCCTCCTTGAGCGCACCCGTCAGCGTATGGCGCGCGGCATGGAAGGAACGCACAAGGTCTAGCGCACCAGTTCGGCCCCTCCGCACCTTTGCTCCCCGGCGGGCGCGTGTAGCGGGCCACCTATCACTGCCCGCAGGGCTATCGAGATGAAGACCATGCCCGAGAAAGACCCTGCGCTTTTGGCGGCTGCGCTGATCATGCTGCGCGACCACGGCTTCGCCGGCCTGCTGGCTTTTGTGCTGTCCTGGCTGCGAATTCGCTTCGACGCCAAGGAGACCGACCCGGCCCGCCAGCTGATAGAGGCCAGCCTCGGCGGCGTGCTCGCGTTCGTTATCGGCCTGGCCTGCGAGAAGCTGGGCCTGTCAGGCGGCTGGAGCTACGTCGCGGCGGGCTTCGTCGGGACGATGGGCGTCAACCAGGTGCGCAGCCTCGCCGGCAAGTGGGCGCAGCGCAAGGTGGATGGCTGATGAACGGCCAGCTCACAGGGCGCGTTGGCTTTCGGCGCGGATTGTTCGGTCGTCTGGTTCCGCAGGTCGGGGTCTTACGGGGCGGGTACTCGCCGATCCCGCCGCGGCCTGGCGTTGAGTACAAGCCCCAGGCGCGAGCAGTGTGGTGAGACGCTGTCGCCGCTGACGTCTTGGCGCTCGATTGAGATGATCGGGCGTATGACGCACCTGCTGCCGACGCGCAGTCCACTGCAAGATTGGCGCGCACGCCCTGATGCAGACGTTTCAATCTCTGTGATTCAATAGCCCAGGTTTCCGCACTCCCTTCGACGTCTGAGGTGGCGCGGACTGTGCTTGGAGTTTATACAGGGACTTTTCATGAAATTTTCGGCTTTTACAGACCAGCAGCTATCAAGTGTTTCTTCAATGCAGCGAGCAGCGCAGCAGATTAAAATTACTGCCGTTGAGGTAATGCGCTGTATTCAGATGGAGCTTGATCGCTACCCGAAGGATGAACAGTCTGGGATATTGAGTGCGCTGGGTGATGACAGAGTATCTCTTAAGATCTCCACGCCCTTCGGTGAGGGACGCTGCCGGCTGGAGTTGATCTCTGACGGACATGAGGTTTGTGGTCGGTATGTGGTTGAGAAAGCTTATCTGAGCGAGGCCGATGCTACTGTCTGGAAGGCCGTGTGGGCGTTGCGAGTCTCAAGGAGAGAGGAAGTAATGCTCGGCGATGATGGATGTTGGCAGGACATGTATGAGGCGGCTGATTTGTTGCGTAGAGCAGCGGCATCAATTATTTATGCAATTGCGGAAAGCACAGCCGCCTGAAATTGATACCAATAACCCCGCTTCGGCGGGGTTTTTTATTGTTGCGTCATGACTGGTTTTTGGGCTGCGATTGGAGAGGGGCCGAGCCTGTGAAGATCCAGATCAAGGGCCTTGAGCGCCTCCGCCAGTCGCTCGACCTGGACGAACTGCTGGCCAAGGACTTCGGGCCGCGTGCGGTAGTGGATGCGATCAACCACACGGCGTTCGCTGTGCGTAAGGTGCTGCAGTCGGAGATGACCGAGGTGTTCGACCGGCCGACGCCCTGGACGCTGAAGAGCCTGCAGGTGAAGCAGGCCAAGGTCGGCAGCGGCAAGACGGTCGAGGATGCGGCGATCTACGTCAGCGACTACGCGGCGTCGAAGGACAACGCGCCAGAGGCGTGGTTGAAGTCTGAGGTATATGGCGGCCCGCGCAGATCCAAGCGGCTCGAGGAGGCGCTCAGGTATTACGGGATTCTGCCGCCTGGGCATATGGTCATGCCTGGCAAGGGGGCGCGCCTCGATGCCTACGGCAACTTCAGCAAGGGGCATATGTCGCAGCTGCTCTCCGGTCTTGGTGCCGCAGAGATGAAGGCTGGTCTGACAGCCAACGCCAGTGAGAACAAGCGATCGCTGGTCAAGGGTAACGCCAAGGCGTTCTTCGTGATCCGCCGCGGCAAGACGGCCATCGGCATCGCCGAGCGGCGCGGCAAGACGATGGAGCTCGTGCTGGTGTTCATCCGCAAGACGGATTACACGCAGCGCTTCCGGTTCCACGAGATCGTCGAGAAGATCGCCAACCGCTACCTGCTGCTCAACCTCGACGAGGCCATCGTCAAGGCGATTGGGTGAGATATGCACCAATGCGGTGCGTTTTTGGGTGCCGAAAGACTCGAAAAAGTCTGCGGGTCCTCCCAGGGGGGTAGGGGCCTGAGGGTGATTGGAGCCTCGCGTCTTCCCTATGTATGAACTTTTTCCGGGGGTTGGTTGTTGTTTTGTCGAATCGTTGGAGGCCGCGCCGTGCGGGACTTTCGCCTTTCTAATACATCAACTTGCTCCCCTTTTCGCGACCAGTCGCCCCAGCGAGGTAGCCAGGCCACCTGAATCCGAGGCAGACCATGGACAAACAGCCCCACTGGCTCAACAAGAGCGACATGGCGGCCAGCCTCGGCATCAGCGTGCAGGCCTTCGACAAGTGGGGGGTGAAGCCGGTCGCGCGCATCGGTCGGGAGGCCTTGTTCGACGCGCGCTCGGTGGTCGACAACCGCCTCGCCCAGGCCGCCAAGAAGTACACGCCTGCTGGCGCGGACGGCGAGGGCATAGATCCGCTCGCCGAGCAGAAGCTCACGCAGGAGCGGCTGCGCCTGACAGCGGCCATGGCCGACTCCCAAGAGCTGAAGAACGAGGTCAAGCGCGCGCGCCTGGTTCCGGTCGAATTCGCCGTGTTCGCCCTGTCGCGCATGGCCGCGCAAGTTGGCTCGCTGCTCGACACCATCCCTCTGAAGCTGCGGCGCAAGCACCCAGACCTCGATGTTCGCCACATCGAATCGCTGCAGCGCGAGATCGCTGTTACCCGTAACGCCGCCGCAGAACTGGGCGACCTACTGCCGGGCCTGCTCGATGAGTACCTCGAAAACCTGGATGAATGAACTTCGCCGGGCGGTCTCGCTCGGCCTGCAGGCCCTGTACAAGGAACCGCCGCTGACGGCTGTCGAATGGGCCGACAAGCACTTCTACCTGTCGAGCGAATCGAGCTACCAGGAAGGCAGGTGGGAGACCGCCCCGTTCCAGCGGGCCATCCTCAACGCCATGGGCAACGACCTGATCAGGGTCGTCAACGTCCTCAAGTCCGCGCGAATGGGCTACACCAAGCTGCTCTGCGCGAACATCGGCTACAAGCTCCAGCACAAGAAGCGCAATGTGCTCAGCTGGCTGCCGACCGATGGCGACGCCGAAGGCTTCATGAAGCGGCACATCGAGACCTTCATCCGCGACGTGCCCGTACTGCTGGCACTCGCGCCCTGGCACGGCAAGAAACACCGCGACAGCACCCTCGAAGCCAAATGCTTCGCCAACCGCAAGATGTACTGGTGCCTTGGCGGCAAGGCCGCGAGGAACTACCGCGAGAAGTCGCCCGACGAAGTCATCTATGACGAGCTGAGTAAGTTTGACGCCGACATTGAGGGCGAGGGCTCGCCGACCTTCCTAGGCGACAAACGACTCGAAGGCGCGACCTTCCAGAAATCGATCCGCGGCTCGACGCTCGGCGTGGCCGGCGAGTGCCAGATCAGCAAGGCCGCCGAAGAATCGCCGCACCTGCTGCGCTACCACATTCCGTGCCCGAACTGCGGCGGCGAGCAAACCCTCCGGTGGGGCGGCAAGGACTGCGCGTTCGGCATCAAGTACGAAACCAATGCCCTCGGCGAAGCGGACAAGGCCTGGTACCTGTGCGAGCACGCCGCCTGCGTCATCGAGAACTACCAGGCCGTCGAGGCGGCGAAAGAAGGCCGCTGGATCTGCGAGCGCACTGGCATCTGGACCCGCGACGGTATGGAGTGGTTCGGCGCCGATCGCGAGCCGATCGCCACCCCACGCAGCCTCAGCTTCCACATCTGGACTGCCTACAGCCCGTTCACCACCTGGCTCGCCATCGTCGACGAGTGGCTCAAGGTCAAGGGCGACCGCGAGCGCCTGATCACCTTCACCAACACCACCCTCGGCGAAGTGTGGGCGGAGGACCAGGGCGAAAAACTCGACTGGGAAGTCCTCCACGGACGCCGCGAAATCTGGCCGGGCGAAGTACCCGGCCGCGCCGTCGTGCTGATGGGCGGCATCGACACCCAGGACGACCGCTACGAAGGCCGCGTCTGGGCATTCGGCGCTGGCGAAGAGGCCTGGCTGGTCCGCCGCTTCATCCTCACCGGCGACCCGGCCAGCGAGGAACTGCGCCGCAAGGTTGGCATCGAGATCCGCCGCCAGTTCACCCGCATCGACGGCGAGGTCATGGCCGTCACCCGCTGGTGCTGGGACGCCGGCGGCCACTACGCCGACGAAGTTCACGCCGAGAGCCGCCGCCACGGCGTGCACTGGGTCATCCCCATCTTCGGGGCCAGCACCTATGGAAAGCCCATCGCCCGGTTCCCGCGCAAACGGGACAAGCAACAGCGCACATACAAGACCGAAGTCGGCACCGACAACGCCAAGGAACTGATCCTCAGCCGCCTCAAACAGCCGGTCGATCACGGCAAGAGCAACGCCTGGGAGCCGCAGCCCGGCGTCATCCACCTGCCGGCCAACAACGACATATGCGACGAGACCGAACTCAAGCAGCTCACCGCCGAAAGCAAGGTGCCCAAGATCGTCAAGGGCCAGCGGGTCTACCGCTGGGACGCCAAGGGCCGCCGCAACGAAGCGCTCGACTGCCTGGTGTACGCCACCGCCGCCCTGCGCATCAGCCAGCAGCGCTTCGGCCTCGACCTCGAAGCCCTGGCCTGCGCCGAAGCTCGGCCGGTCGCCGGCGAAGTGCTGGACAAGGTCAAGGCGCTCAAGCCCCTGCGCAAGAAGGAACAGCCCGCGCCGAAACCCCAGGCGCCCGCCCCAGAAGCCCCGCCGGCCTATCCCAGCTGGCTCAAGATCGGAAACGACCCATGGCTATGACCCAAGCCGAAAGCATGGTCCAGAAGTACATCGAGGCCGAAGTCGCCGTGCTCGAAGGGCGCAGCGTCAGCTTCTCCGGCCGCACCCTGACCATGGAAAACCTCAGCGAGATCCGCACCGGCCGCCTGCAGTGGGAACGGCGCGTCGCCGCCGAACAGGCCCGCGCCCGCGGCCAGAGCGGCGGCCACAGCCTGGCGGAGTTCCAATGAACCTCATCGACCGACTGCTCGCGCCAATCGCGCCCGGTATCGTGGTGCGCCGGCTCGCCGCCCAGCAGGCCATCAAGGCCTATGAAGCGGCCAAGCCCAGCCGTACCCACAAGGGCAAGGGCCAGACCCGCAGCGCCGACCTGTCCCTGCAGCACGACGCCAGGTCCCTGCGCGCCCAGTGCCGCAAGCTCGACGAAGACCACGACATCGTCACTGGCCTGTTCGACAGGCTGGAGGAGCGCGTGGTCGGTGGTGCCGGAATCGGCATAGAGCCGCTGCCGCTGACCTACGCCGGCGAGGTTCACACCGAGTTCGCCGCCGCGATCAAGGCCGCCTGGTCCGAATGGTCCCTGCGCCCCGAGTGCTCTGCCGAGCTGACCCGCCCGCAGATGGAACGGCTGATCTGTCGCACCTGGCTGCGCGACGGCGAGGCCCTGGCCCAGAAGCTGCGCGGCAAGATCCCCAACTACCAGCACCCCGGCGCGATCCCCTTCTCGCTGGAGCTGCTGGAACCCGACTACCTGCCCTGGGAGTACAACGACGAAGGCCGCGGCATCGTCCAGGGCATCGAGCGCGACGCCTGGCGGCGCAAGCGCGCCTACCACCTGCTCAAGCAGCACCCGGGAGGCCTCGGCGGCTATGCCCTCAGCCTGCAGACCAAACGGGTCGAGGCCGACAGCATCATCCACATCGCCTACCGCAAGCGCATCGGCCAGAACCGCGGCGTGCCGCTGCTGCATGCCGCGCTTATCCGCCTCGCCGACCTAAAGGACTACGAAGAAAGCGAACGCGTCGCTGCCCGCATCAGCGCAGCCCTGGCCATGTACATCAAGAAGGGCGACCCCGAGCAGTACGTCAGGCCGCAGGACGGCCAAGCGCCGGTGCGCCGCAGCTTCCCCATCGCTCCGGGCATGGTCTTCGACGACCTGCTGCCCGGCGAAGAGATCGGCACCATCGCCAGCAACCGGCCGAGCACCGTGCTCGAGGGCTTCCGCAACGGCCAGTTGCGCGCGATCGCCGCTTCCGGGCGCAGCGCCTACTCGACGGTGGCCCGCAGCTACGACGGCACCTACAGCGCCCAGCGGCAGGAACTGGTCGAGGCCCAGCTTGGTTACGACCTGCTGCAGCACGAGTTCATCGACTACTGGTGTCGGCCGGTGTACCGCGAGTGGCTGGCCATGGCCATGCTCAGCGGCGCCCTCAAGGTGCCCGCCGACGTCGACCCGAGCACTGTCTACGCCGCGGTCTACCAGGGGCCGGTCATGCCCTGGATCAACCCGCAGCACGAAGCCAACGCATGGGAGCTGCTGGTCAAGGCCGGCTTCGCCGACGAGGCCGAGGTCGCCCGCGCCCGCGGACGCAACCCGCAGGAACTCAAGAAGTCCCGCGAGGCCGAGATCAAGACCAATCGTGAAAAGGGGCTGGTGTTCAGCTCCGACGCCTCCCACGACGGCAAGGCCAAGGATGGCCTGTCCCCGGTCGAGGCGGTGCAAAAGGCCTACCTCGGCGTCGGCAAGATGATCACCGCCGACGAGGCCCGCGAGCTGGTCAACCAGGTCGGCGGCAACCTGCCCATCCCGGGTCCGGACTTCACCGAGTCCTGACCCGTATTACCCGTAACAGTCACCACAACAGGAGGCACCCATGGGGAGCCATCAGCGCCCGCTGCTCGAGCCGCGGGCCAGCATCCGCACGCCTGCGGTCGACGCCAAGAGCTGGTACCGCATCAACGCCCGCGCCGGCGGCGATGTGGAAATCGAGCTGTACGGCGACATCGGCGACTACGGCGTCAGCGCCAAGTCGTTTGCCCAGGAGCTGCGCGACAAGGGCGCCATGCAGGCAAAGCGCGTAGACGTGCGCATGCACAGCTACGGCGGCAGCGTCCTCGACGGTTTCGTCATCTACAACCTGATGCGCGGCCTGCCCGGCGATGTGCACGGCTGGGTCGACGGTGTGGCCGCCTCAATGATGTCGGTGGTGGCCATGGCCTGCAACACCCTGCACATGCCGGAAAACGCCTGGCTGATGATCCACAAGCCATGGGGCGGGCAGGTCGGCGACGCCGACGACATGCGCGATTACGCCGACTTCCTGGATCGCAACGAGAAGAACCTGCTGGCTGCCTACAGCCGCAAGAGCGGCAAGAGCGAGGACGAGATCCGCGCAATGCTCAAGCCGGAAACCTGGCTCAGTGGCAACGACGCCGTCGCCGCCGGCTTTGCCGATGAAATGACCGAGCCGCTTGCCGCGGCTGCACAACTCACGTCCCAACGATTCAAGGAGTTTGCCAACATGCCCGAACAACTGCAGGCCCTGCTCGCACCGCGCGCCCAGGCCACCACCGTGCCGGCCGCTCCGGCTGCCCAAGCGACTGCGTCGGCCGCCGCTGCCCCTGCTGCCGCTCCGGTTACCTCCGCTGCCCCGGCTGCCGCGGCTCCCCAGGCTGCCGTCCCGGCCGCTCCGGCGCCCGCCGCCCAGGCCCCGGACGCCGCAGCCATCCGCGCCCAACTGATCGCCGAGGAGAACCAGCGCCGTCAGGGCATCAGCGCCCTGTTCCAACCGTTCGCCGCCCACCCCGACCTGCTGCAGGAATGCCTCGGCGACATGAACACCAGCGTCGCCCAAGCCCAGGCTAAGTTGCTCGCCAAGCTCGGCGAGGGTACCACCCCGACCGCCCCGGCCGCCGTCATCCACGCCGGCAACGGCAACTTGGTCGGTGACTCCGTGCGCAACTCCGTCGAGGCGCGCATCGGTCTGATCAAGGCCGAGAAGGACAACAAGTTCGTCGGCATGCCGCTGGCCGAACTTGCCCGCGCCTCGCTGCTCCACCGCGGCATCGGCATCTCCGGACAGGACCGCATGGGCATCGTCGGCCTGGCCTTCACCCACAGCAGCAGCGACTTCGGCCACATCCTCGGTGACATTGCCAACAAGTCCATGCTCAAGGGCTACCAGGAAGCCGAAGAGACCTTCCAGAAGTGGACCGCCAAGGGCACCCTGACCGACTTCAAGCCCACCAAGCGCGTCGACCTGACCAGCTTCCCCAACCTGACTAAGGTCGACGAAGGCGCCGAGTACACCCACGCCACCATGGGCGACCGCGCCGAGAGCATCGTGCTCGCCACCTACGGCAAGCTGTTCAGCATCACCCGCCAGGTGGTCATCAACGACGACCTCAGCGCGCTGGACCGCATCCCGCGCTCCATGGGCCGCGCCGCCATCCGCACCGTCGGCGACCTGGTCTATGCCGTGCTCGGCAGCAATCCGAAGATGAGCGACGGCAAGGCCCTGTTCCACGCGGACCACGGCAACCTGCTCAGCCCGGCCGCGGCCCTGTCGGTCGGTCGCATCGACGCCGCCCTGTCGGCCATGCAAGTCCAGGAGGAGGGCGATGCCATCCTCAACATCATGGCCAAGTACATGCTGGTCCCGGTTGCCCTTCGTTCCACCGCCAACGCACTGGTGACTGCCGAGTTCGACCCGGCCAACGCCAACGCCAAGGTGCCGAACCCGGTGCGCGGCCTGGTCGAAGTGATCGCCGACGCCCGCCTCGACAAGCAGTCGAAGCTCAACACCTACTTCGCCGCCGACCCGGGCATTCACGACACCATCGAAGTGGCTTACCTCGACGGCAACGAACAGCCCTACATGGAGCAGCAGCAGGGCTTCACCGTCGACGGCGCGACCTTCAAGGTCCGCATGGACGCCGGCGTCGCCCCGATGTCCTGGCGCACCATCAACAAGGCGCTCGGCGCCTGATCTGATGGCCTGACCCCATAGCCCCGCCCGCGCGGGGCTTTTCATTTCCGCCCCTGAGGATCGATCCCCATGGCCAAGAACTTCATCCAGGACGGCAACGTCCTGCCCCTGATTGCCCCAGTTGGTGGCGTCCTCTCCGGCGGCATCTACGCCATCGGCACGCTGGTAGTGATCGCCAACGGCGACGCTGCCGAAGGCGAGACCTTCCAGGGCCACGCGTCCGGCGTCTGGAGTGTCCCGGCCGATACCGGCCTTGCCGCCGGCGCAACCGTCGGCCTGCTCGCCGGCGAGCTGGTAGCGGCCGCCACCGCCGAGGCTGTTGCCTGCGGAAAGCTGGTTACCGCTGAATCCGGCGGCTATGCCAGTGTCCGCCTCAGCAACTGATGGCCGGAAACTTCGCCAACCTGATGGGCCGACTGCATCGCGTCGGCCTGCCCCGTCTCGCTGACAGCGTGGTCGACCATCTCGACGCCCAGGGAGCCACCTTGGTCGCCGGGCTCGATGCCATGGTCGACCGCGACGTCGAGCGCCTCGACCAGGGCCGCCTCGAGCGGGCCGTGACTGTCACGGTCAGCAAGTCCTCCCTGCAGCCCTTCGACCGCAAGGGTGCCTACCGCGTCAACGGCGAGGTGTTTGTAATCACAGACATCGCCAGCGATGACGGCCACCTCATCAGCTTCTTCGTGAAGGTCCGCAAATGACCCTACTGATCGACATGCAGTCGGCGATCAACGCCGCCCTGCTGGAGCGACTCGCCAGCGTGCCGGACTTCGGCGCCCTGGTGGTCGAGGACGAGGTTCTGCGCATCATCGATGCCGACGACGACAGCCTTCCTGACGACCTGATCGTCGTGCAGCCCGGTCAGAGTGAAGTGGTTGAGGACCCCGGCTTCGGCAGCTGCACCGAAAAGGTCAGCGTCAACATCGTGCTGATGACTCGCCGGGACAACTTCCCGGCGCTGCTGCGTGCGGGTCGCCTCGGCGTCAAGGTCGCACTGAGCGAGTACCGCCGCTGGCTTGGTCTGCAAGGTGTGACCCGGTTCGACTGGCAGGCCGAAACGCCCATGCCAGCCGGCGACGGCCACAGCTGGTCGTGCCGTGTCATGCCGCTGCAGATCACTTACACCCAGCACCTCAAGTAACCCCACGGGAGACCCCCCATGATCCATGCCCAGGACCGTTCCCTTATCGGCCACGGTGTCGTTGGCACCAAGCCCTTCCAGTCCCGCCGCGGCTTCGGCGAGGTCGGCAACAGCAACGAGCTGAAGCTCGCCCACGCCACCGAAGAAAAGGCCCTGCCGAACTACCGCACCGGTGTCGGCAACAACAACAGCGTCACCCGCATCACCGCCGTGACCGGCAGCTTCACCCTGTACGACGTGACCCCGCCCAACCTCGCCCTGCTGCTCAACGCCAAGGTCAAGGGCGTGGCTGCCGGCGCCGTCGCTGGCGAGGTCCACCCGACCGCAGGTGAGGCGGGCGAGCACGTCGTCTTCGCCAACCTGGTAGACACCAGCGCCGATGCCACCGTCAAAGCCCTGCCAGCCACTGGAGACGCCATCGCAACTGAAGGCAATGGCGGTGATGGCACGCTGAACAACGGCACTGATGGCAAGGTTTCCACCAGTGGCGTGGCCGCCGGCACCTACACCGTCACCCTCAGCAGCGCGTCTGCGTTCACCGTCACCAAGTCGGGCGGCACGGTGATCGGCAGCGGCACGGTCGGCGAGGAGTTCAGTGCCGGCGGCTTCAATTTCACCGTCACGGCAGGCACGACCCAGTTCATCGCCGACGACACCTTCACCATCACCGTGGCCGCGGGCACCGAGGTCGAGGCTGGCATCGACTACCTGCTGACCTCCTATGGCCTGCAGATCACCGCCAACTCGCGCATCGGCGCCTCCGGCATCAGCGTCGACTACGCGCGCGTAGAGGCCAGCGTGGTCGAGGTGTTCAAGGCGGCGTCCGTTGAGCAGACCATGCACTTCGCCGGCCTCAACGACGCACAGAATGGCGAGCCCTACGACGCCACCCTGCACCGCGTGAAGTTCAAGACCATCGCCGAGCTGTCGCTATCCAGCACCGAGTACGTCGGCCTGGCCGTGACCTTCGAGTGCATGCAGGACTACACCCGCACCGGCGACGAACTGTCGCAGTTCTACACCCTGCGGCAGGTGAATAAGGCGGCGTAAGTCGCCAAGGCTCCCGCCTGCAGCTTGGGCGGGAGCAACGGCCGTTACAGTAACGGCCAACGAATTCACACAAACCCGCTCCGGCGGGTTTTTTATTGCCCGGAGAAAAGTGCATGGCCGGCATCAAAGAGCGCCTGATCCAAGTCGTCCTGCGCGGAAAGGACGAACTGTCCGCAGAAGCGGCCAAGGGCGCCGAGGCGCTCGACGAACTGCGCGCCGTTGGCGAGGAACTGCAGGACTCCCTCGGCAAGGCCGAAGGCGCCGCCCGGCTGGCCGACCAGCTCGACAACACCCGCACCATGGCCGAGCGGGCGCAGAAGGCCTACAACAAGGCGCAGGAAGAGGTGGAGGCGCTGCGCCGCGAGCTGGACGCGGCGCCCAGCAGCAAGGGCATCGAGGCGGCGCTCAAGGGAGCCCAGCAGAATTCCCGCGAGGCAGCCCGCGAAGTCCGCAAGCTGACTGCCGAGCTGGAGAAGTCCCCCGGCGATGCCGGCGTCACCGCCGCCCTGCGGCAGGCCGAACGCTATGCCGACGAAGCCGGCGCAGAGGTCAAGCGCCTGCGCGAAGAGCTGGACAGCGTACCGACCAACACCCGCCTGAATCAGTCGCTCAAGGAAGCCGAGCGCAACGCACGCGCCCTCGGCCGCGAGCAAGACCGTCTGCGCGAAGCCGAGTCGCTACTGGCCGACGCTGCCCAGGCTGCCGGTATCGACACCGCCCGCCTGACCGTCGAGCAGCAGCGGTTGGAGTCCGCCGTGGCGGGCGCGAAGGAGGCGGTCAAGGCCAACGCCGATGCCGTCGACCAGATGCGCAGCGGAACCGCCTCGGCCGCACGAGGCGTACGCGAACTGGAGCAGCGCGAGCGCGACCTGCTGCAGGCCCAGCGTGATTCGCTGGCCCGCGTGCGTGAGCAGATCGGTGGACAGCAACAGCTCAATGAGCAGACCGCCACCTACGGCCAGCGCCTGCGCGACACCGCACGGAGCATGGCCGCCTACGTCGCCGGCTTCCTCGCCATCGATGCCGCAGTCGGTGCCGTGCGCAACGGCATCACCGCCATGCTGCAGGCCGGCGACAAGACCGAGCGCCTGGGCAACCAGATGGAAGCCATGATGGACTCCATCAAGGGCGGCGAGCAGGCCACCGCCTGGATCAAGGGCTTCGCCAAGACCACCCCGCTGGCCGTGGCCGACGTGACCGAGGCCTTCGCCCAGCTCAAGACCTTCGGCGTCGACCCCATGGGCGGCGCGCTGCAGGCGCTGGTCGACCAGAACGAGAAGCTGGGCGGCGGGCAGGACCGCCTGCTCGGCCTGGTCACGGCCGTGGGTCAGGCCTGGGGCAAGCAGAAGCTGCAGACCGAGGAGATCCTGCAGCTGGTCGAGCGTGGCGTGCCAGCGTGGGACATGCTGGCCTCTGTCACCGGGAAGAACACCGCCAAGCTGATGGAAATGGCCGGCGCCGGCCAGCTCGGCCGCGACGTGATCAGCGACCTTCTCGACGAAATGGCCCGCGGCGCCGGCGGTGCTGCTGCGGACAACATGAGCACCCTGACCGGCCTCACCAGTCAGCTGTCCGACGTCTGGCAGGGGTTCCTGTCAAAGGTCGCCGACAGCGGCGCCCTCGACTACGCCAAGGGACGCCTGAAAGCGCTGCTCGATACCGTCGCGCAGATGGACGCCGACGGATCGCTCGATGCCATGGCCAAGCGCTGGAGCGACCGTTTCGTCTCGCTGGCCAGTAGCATCGAGGGTGCCGGTCAGTGGGTGGCCCGCCATGCGACCGAACTGAAAGCGCTCGGCGCCGCCTATGCCGCGTTCAAGATCGCCGGCATGGTCTCGTCGATGGTCGAGTGGGGCGCGTCCGTGCAGCGATCATCGCTGCAGCTGCGGGCCATGACCACCGAGACCAACGCTGCAACCGCCGCCACGCTGCGCCTGTCTGCCGCCCAGAAGGTCAGCGCCGCCGCACAGGGTGGTCTCGCCAAGGTCGGCGGCGCTGCCGTGACAGCCGGCTCGGCCATGCTCTCCATCGCCGGGCGCATGTCGATCTACGCCACCGCCGCCTACATGGCGGCCGATGCCGGCGAGGCGCTCGGCAACTGGCTCGGCAAGCACTCCCAGGCCGCCAAGGACGCCGAGGCGGCCATCGAGCGCAACCGGCAGCAGATGCTCGCGCAGTATGACCAGGCGCTGCAGACCGCCCAGGGCATGCAGGTCGTCACCGACGTACAGATCAAGTCAACCGCCGAGCTGCGCAAGGCCAGTGACAGCGAGCGCGAGGGCTACCGCGAGCGCCTCAAGGCGCAGGAGGAATACCAGAAGGCCCAGCTCAAGGCCGCGATCTACGGCAAGGAGGCCGGCAAGGTCACCGAAGAGGAGTACAAGAAGGCCGCCGCCGCACTGGCCAGCACCCGCAAGGCGCTGGCTGGCATCGAGCCAGCGGCCAAGGCGGCGGCTGACGCCCTCAATGGCAATCTAACCACCGGCGCAATGGGCCTGATCGAGCGGTTCAACGAGCTGAAGCGCAGCGGCAAGGACGTCGACGAGGTGCTGGCCGAGCTGGGCAAGGGCTTCGACCCGCGCAACGCCGAACAGCTGCGCGACATGGGCCAGACCCTGCAGTACCTCGGCCAGTACGGCGTGCTCAGCGGCGAGCAGATCCAGCAGTTCCTGACCGAGCGCCTGCAGAAACTCAGCGGCGAGGATCTGGTGCGCCTGCAGCAGGTCGCCCAGCAGGTATTCGCCGGCATGAGCCGGGACAGCCAGGCCCTCGGGCTGACCATGGAGGCCAGCCTCAACACCGCGCTGGCCAAGCTGGGCCTAGACCTGGAGCAGATCAGTACCGGCTTCGACAAGGGCACCCGCGACGTACTGGATGGCTTCGACCAGGTCATCGCCCAGACTGCCGCCAGTGGCAAGAGCGCCGAAGACAGCGCCCGCATCATCGTCGCCGCCTTCCAATCCGCCCGCGAAAAGATCGACGACCCGGACGCCCTCAAGCAGCTGGAGGGCGCCTACAAGGCCTGGCAGGGGACGAGCACCGAAGCGGCCACTGCCGCCCGTGCGCGCATGAGCGAACTGCAGGCCGAGGCCAAGGAGTCGGCCAAGGCCATCAACGGCATGGAAGACGCCCTGTCCAAGGTCGGCGAAGCCGCCAACGCCATGGACCTGGCCAACATCGGCGTGGCCGCCTCGCGCGCCTTCCACGAAGGCCGCATGAGCGCAGAGCAGTACGCCAAGGTACAGGAGGCGATCAAGGCCAAGTACGCCGAGCTGGGCGCGGCCGCACGGGAAGCCGGCCAGGCGGCCGAGGAGGGTGCCGAGCAGGGCAGCAAATCCCAGCAGATGTACAACAAGGCGCTGGAAGACAGCATCCTCACCAACGAGGAGCTGCGCCGCATCTCCGGTCAGCGGATGGAAGAGGAGCGGCGGGCCAGCGGCGAGCTGATGGCCATGCAACGCAAGGGGCAGGTCGAGACCCAGCGCGACATGTCGGCGATGGAAGGCTTCTTCGGCGGCGTCCTGTCCCGCGCCCGCGAGCCGCTGGCAGCCATGTCGGCGGCAGCCCTGGCTGCCTATGACCGCCTGCGCGGCGTCAGCAGCGTCAGCGTCGGCATTGACACCAGCGGCCTCGAAGCCACCCGCGCATCGCTGCGCGGTGTGTCGGACGAGCTGGCGGGCGTTCAGATGGCGCAGACAGAGCTGCTGTCAAAATCGAACACTGGGTTCAGCAAGTGGATGCTAGGCACGCAGGAAGCCAGCCTGCGGACCCAGCAGGCCTACCTCGGCCAGAAGGCCAGCTTGCAGAGCCTGATGGAGCGCTACGAAAACGGCACCATCAGCCTCAAGTCGTTCATCGCCGCCGCCAAGGGCGCGGCCGGCAGCCTCAACCTGCTGGACGACTCCGACCTGTCCAGCCTCGAATCGGCCATTGCCTCGGCCGAGCAGCAGATGCAGGCGCTCGGCGACTCGACCCGCAATACCCTCGAGGGCCTGCAGTCGGAACTCGACCAGCTGCAGGGCCGCGAGGATGCCGTCGAGGCCCGCCGCTTCTCCCAGCGCAAACGCGAACTGCAGGCGCAGCTCGAGGATGCCAGGGCCAGCGGCGACAGCGGGGCGATCACCAATCTCAGCCGCGCCATGCAGGTGCTGCGCGAGATCCAGACCGAGACTGAGCAACAGCGCATCGTCAAGACCCAGCAGGAACGCCAGCAACAGCAGCCAGCCGCAGCGGCCGCAGCACAGCCCGCGCCGCCGCCAGCCACAGTCATCCGCCTGGAAACCACCCGCGGCCAGCGCGTCGACGTCAGCGTGCCGCAGGGCCAGCAAACCCAACTGCTCGACATCCTCGCCGAGGCGGGATTGAGGACCACGTAAATGGCAATGACCCTCGACAGCGTCGACCTCGCCGCCGACCCCGCCCTGGGCGGCGAGCAGCTGGAATGGACGGATGAATGGGACTGGACGCCCATCGCCCAGGAGCAGGAGCGCAGCCTCTCCGGCGCGCTGCTGGTCCAGCAGGGCAGCAAGCTGTACGGCAGGCCGATCACCCTGAAATCCAACGGAGGCGCCTGGTTCACGCTGGCGACCGTGCGCTCGCTGGAAGTGCTGCGCGACATCCCCGGCCGGGTGATGCCGCTGCAGCTGCCGGACGGACGCACCTTCAGCGTGATCTTCGACCACTCGAACGGCGCACCGCTCAAGGCGAAGCCGCTGTGGCGCAGCGTCGAACCAGATCAATGGCCATACGAAATCGAGCTGTCCCTGCTCACCGTCGCACCCCCGGAGGCACCATGACCCTGACCGCCTACTGGCTCGGCCAGTCCATCGTCGCCGCCGCTACCCCCGAGGAGGTGGTGGCGGTGATGGAGCGCCACGAGCCACCCGGCCGCTGGCTGACCGAACAGGCCCGCGAACTGACCGTCGATGAGCTGGCCGAGCCGCTCGACGCCGGCAGCGTCGCCGATGCGCTGGCCGCCACTCGCAGCGCCCAGCTGCTGCGCTGGGACTACCCGCAGCAGTAACCGTCACCCGTAACGCCAAGAGCCCGCCCCGCGCGGGCTTTTTCATGCCCGGAGTTTTTCATGGCGATCAACCAGACCGACGTCAAACTGCTGAAAAGCCAGCGCCTGACCGACGAAGACGACGGCGGTGGCCGAGCCACCGGCACCGCGGTAGTCGACGGCGAGGTCAACAACCTGTACTCCGACATCTCGCGCCTCGACCGCACCACCGGCCGCATCAACTTGCGCAAGGGCTTCGCCGGCGTGCTCACCGACAACGCCGACGCCTACCTCGGCGCCCACGCCATCGTCACCGAAGGCCCGGCCGACCCGCGCGTCAGCGTGCTGCTGTTCAACAGCGGCAGCCAGACCGACGAGCGCGCCGCCGCCCGCGCCGCCATCGAGAACTACGTGGTGCCCAGCGTGCCGGCGCGCTTCGAGCTGCTCGGCAACCAGCTCAAGGGCCAGCGTGCCATCACCGGCGTGCAGCGCGAAGAGCACCGCATCCCCGAGATCGGCGAGGTCTGCCAGCTGGTCAACGGCAGCACCAGCAGCCAGTACGTGCGCATCACCAGCGTCGATGCCCAGGTCGAAAACTTCATCTACGAATACGCCAGCGGCCAGTACCTGACCCTGCCGCGCCGCCGCCTGCAGCTGGGCATCAGCGCCGCGCTGCTGGCCGACTACCCGGGCGGCACCGTCAACCCGGCCGGCACCACCGACAAGAACCTCGCCGGGCAGGCCAAGTCGCTGATCCTGTCGACGCAGGTCGCCGATGCCGCGCGCTACTACGGCATCAGCCCGCTGGCTGACGCCGTCGCCCATGGCGACCTCACCGTCAAGGTGCAGAGCGTCTACAGCCAGCTGGTCCCCAGCGCGACCAAGGAAACGCCGCTGATCGACCAGCTCGGCGGCTACAACCGCCGGCAGATGATCGCCAGCGGCGCCGCACGCTCGCCCGCGCTGATCTTCGCCCAGGTGGTCGCCGGTCAGTCGCGCAGCTTCCTCGGAACCGGCGCGCTGCCGGGGTCGATCACCCTGACCATCAACGGCGGCGTCTACCGCGACGACAGCAAGGGCGGTTTCGTCTTCGTCTCCGGCAGCAACACCTTCAGCCAGATCAGCGTCGACTACCAGACCGGCGAGATCAACGCCTACCGCGCCACCACCTACACCGGCGCAGCCAGCGTCACCTACACCCCGGCCGCCGCCATCACCGGGCCGGCGGTGACCGGCGAGATCGTCATCGGCCTGGCCAACCGCGGCTATGCCTACACGCTGAATCTGGCTGACGCCAAGCCCAAGCCGGGCACGCTGACCATCAGCTACATGGCCCTCGGCAAGTGGTACGACCTGGTCGACCCGGGCAACGGCGAGCTGACGGGGCAGGGCAGCGGCACCCTGGCATTCGGCACCGGCAGCGTGAGCTTCACCCTCGAGGCCCTGCCCGACGTCGACAGCGCGATCATCTACAGCTACGTGGCGAGCAACGCCGCCGAATTCACCCAGCGCACCGGCGCTGGCGTGTCGGCCAAGGCGCGCATCCGCCACCGGTTGCCGCACGACGGGATCATGCCGGGCAGCCTCTCCGCCACCTACCTGGTCGGCGGGGTGACCAAGACCATCACCGACAACAGCCTCGGAGGCCTCACCGGCCAGGCCAGCGGCAGCATCGTCTACGCCACCGGTGAGCTGGACATGGAGCTGACCAGCACCCCGGATGCCGGCAGCAGCATCAGCTACAGCTACCAGCAGGGCGCGGCCAGCGCCGGTACCCAGGTGCTCAACCCGGCACCCGACGGCGCCGGCACCGTTAGCGGCACCATCGCCGGCGCGCCGCTGCAGCCCGGCACCGTGCAGGCCAGCTGGTCGGTGATCCGCAAGACCCCGGTGCCCTCGGTCGCGCAGCAGGTCACCTACGAGCAAAACACCATCGTCGACGTATCCGCCCAGGACGACGGCGCCGGCGGCTGGATCGGCCACAGCGGGACCATCGACTACACCACGGGCGTGTTCACCCTGCGCGTGCGCGGCGACTACACGTTCAATGAATACACCTACGAGCAGGAGAAGAAGCGTTTTGATATCTCCCACGTCTCCTAGTAAGGGCCGCCCATGTCTGACATCAAACTAATCAGCACCAGCACCACCCTGCAGGAGCAGTTCGGCGGCACCCTGGTGATCAAGAGCCAGCCCGCCGGCATCGGCTACGTCACTGAAACCGACGTGCAGCCTGCGCCGCAGTTGACCTTCGACCTGCTGCCCGCCGTCGAGGAGCCCATCGTCCCCGGCTCGCTGCTGCTCAGCTGGGCGGGGAAAACCTACGTCGACCGCGACGGCGTGCTCTACGCCGACATCAGCTCGAGCACCAACGCCGGCAGCGCGGTGGGCACCGTCGACTATGCCGGCGGCACCGCGACCCTCGGCAGCTATCCGGCCGCTGCGGCCAGCGGCATCACCGTCAATGGCTGCCTGACCAGCAACGCCGGCTTCGGCGTTGTCGGGGCGACCTTCCGTACGCCGGGCGCCCCGCTGCGCGCGGCCAGCCTGCAGGTCACCGTCGTGCGCGCCGACACCGCCCAGGTGGTCACCGGCTCGGCAGACAATAACGGCGACTTCAATGGCCCGGTGATCTGGGGCAACGTCGACATCACCACCGGCGTCGTGCGCCTGCGCTTCACCAGCGATCCGGACGACACCAGCGGTGCGAGCGAGATCCCGTGCATCCCGGCGCTGCTGCGCTACAACGGCGTGCTCTACAGCGCTCTGCCGCTCAACGCCGACCTGATCGGCCTGGACCCCGTGCGCCTGCCGGCCGACGGCCGCGTGCCGATCTACCGCGAAGGCGAGGTGCTGGTCATCCACCACACCGCCGAAACCAGCGTTCCCAGCCCGGTGGCAGGCGGCACACTGCAGCTGGCCCGTGACCACCAGGCAGCCATCGAGGTAGTCGACGCCGCCGGCATCGCCCTCGACCCTGCGCAGTACACGACCGACCGCGAGCTGGGCACCGTCACCTGGGCCAACCCGCTGCTGCTGCAGGATGCAGAGGCGACCCCGCTGAGCCTGCCGCTGACCATCAAGGATCGCGTCGAGCACATGGCCCTGTGCACCGAAGTGCAGATCACCGGCACCCTGGGCATCAGCTCGCCCGTGCCTTGGGATCTGCCGTCCGCCGAGACCAAGGTCAGCAGCGCCGTGGCCTGGGGCGACCTGCAGGCACGGTTGTACAAGTGGTTCTCGCAGAAGACATGGAACAGCGGCGCGCCGAACTGGACCGACGCGCCCATCGGCGATGCCACCACCAGCAACTACAACAGCCTCAACTACCCGCAGGTGGTCACCAATCGCGGCGCCATCGCCGGCAAGTGGGCCATTGTGTTCACCTCGGCCACGCAGTTCAACGTGGTCGAGGAGAAGCTCGGCGTCATCACCACCGGAACCACCAGCAGCGACTGCGCGCCGATCAACCCGGCGACCGGGGCGCCGTACTTCACAATCCTCGCCGCCGGCTGGGGCTCCGGCTGGGCTGCCGGCAATGCCGTGCGCTTCAACACCGACAGCTGCCTGGGGCCGCTGTGGATGGTGCGCACCGTGCTGAGCGGACAGGGGGTGGTTGAGGATGACCAGTTCAGGATTCAGATCAGAGGGGATGCAGACTGATGACTATCAGGAAATACCACTCCAGTGACCCTGGCGCTCCGGCGGTCAACCAGGCGAGCTGGTTCCAGACATTCCGCGCCGTACTGCGCGCGTGCCTTGTTGATGGCTATGGCGCGGGATCATCCCCGCCAGCCGGGTGGTCGCTGATTTATGACAACACCAATGGCATTGTGCTGAAGAGTAACGGTGTGGCGCCGGCATATTTCAATTTTCAGGCGTATTCCCCAACCGGCAGCAACAATACCTACGGGTACATGCAGTGCCTAATCGGCGCATCGTGTGACTCAGTCAATGCATCGGGTCTGATGAGCGGTGACGGGGTTCGCAGTGGGAATGTAACAAACCAACAGCGTATCCCCTTGCGCGCCGCCTTTGCCGGCACAACCTGGACCCTGTTGGCAGATGAGAGAACATTCGTATTTTATGCAAATAGCAATGATCTCAATAATTTTCAGGGCTCACAATCGATTGTCATGTTGTACTGCGGGGACGACGCCAGCAATCGATCTATTGTCATCGGAGGTGCCCTTTCATCTTCTGCTTCAAGCGCCTTATACAACCGATTCCATTCTGGCGGGTGTGCTGGCAGCGCATTGCGTGATCCTGAAAGCGGACTTCTATTGGATTCTGTCGGCGGAAGTCTAGTTTCGGTTGCGCTCGACGTTGGCAGCGCGGCTAACGGTAGCTCATGGGGAATGCCCTATTCGGGGGGGCTCGATGAGCTTCCGCTATATCCATGCTACTGGCTGTATGGCGACACGCTGGTTGGCCGGTTACGCGGACTTTGCTTGTCTCCGATTGCTATTTATTCGGAAAGTACATTGCTGAAAGCGCTGGGTCTTTCGCCGAGCCTCGTGACTCGCGGTGCGTGGGCCCAGCTGGGTGAACATCACTATGCAGGCGGAATTTCTGGAAACTACAGTCCGTCTCTGGTGCTCACAACAAATCCGGCATACTGGTGACCTAATGGAAGTGATCAGATGTCAATCGGTGCCACTGCCGACAATGCCGATGCCCATCTACAAGATACGCCTGCGCGTCATGCGTGATGGAGAGTACACCGCTGATGCAAAGCGAGTGCGTCTGTATCGCGGCTACGAAACGGCCAACCAGCTCTGCGAGACATGGGATGTCAGCGGTGATGTCTGGAGTCGCTACGCCGAGCTCGATGCTTCGACCATGCTGGGGTGGGGTGATTGGCTTGTGGCTGCCGTGACGATGGCTTCGCCGAAACAGACTAAGGCAACATTCGTTTCGATCGCCGGCGACATGGATATCACTATCGACATCACCGATGGTAGCGGCCCAGCCAGCGGCGATCCGGCTCAGGTGGCGGTACGTATGCGCGTCGACGCTCTCGATGCCGTGCGGGAGGCGGTATTCGTCGAGCGACTGGCAGATGGCACATGGCGATTGGCCGGCGCATTTCGTGGCGATAGCGGCAGCGCGGAGATCGATGTGCTTGGCGGGTCAGTGTTTGCCCTCGGTGTTGACGACTTTGGCGTGGCGTATGCGCCCGGTCTGGTCGTTGGCGTTGGTACTCGCGTGCGTCCGTCGATTTTCGTCGGCTGGCTCTACGAAGTTACCCAGGCCGGCACCCTGCCGGCGACCGAGCCCGAGTGGTGGCCTATCGACGGCGACAACGCCCCGCGGCAGCTCGGCACCGCCCGCGCCGTTGCCGTGCGCTACTACCGCCCGCTGGCCCATGGCCCGGTACCCGTGGAGATGATCTGATGCTGACTGCCGACGTGCGCGGTCGCTGGAGCCGTGCACGTCGGCCCGGCGACCCGAGCAGCGCCGCACCCTGGGCGCGCCTGCAGGCGCAGGACCGCCAGCCGGCCGCACCCTGGCAACAGGGCCTGCCGCGCGAGCAGGTCAGCGCCCAGCCCTGGGGCGACGTGCCGGCGCAGGATGCCGGCAATCGACATCCGTGGGGCAGGGCAGAGCCAACCAGCGCAGCACCCACTGTCGCGCCCTGGGGTGACGTGCCTGCCTGTGACATCAGCCGCGCGCTGGGCTGGGATCGCAGCATCCAGCCGTGCGATACCCTGCGGCTGCGGCTGCTCTACAACCCAAAGCCGGCGCGCAAGGACATCGGCACCGGCCAGCGCTATAACCGCAGCGATGAATTCGGCCAGCGTTACGACGCTGCGGGGGAGCTGGCCGCAAGCCTGTACCGGCCGGGCAGCCTGATCGCCTTTGACTTCGGCGGCGCCCGCTACTCGCCCAGCGCCACGGCGGCGGTGTTCTTCGACTTCCGCTTCACGCCGCTGCGCCGTGCCATCCAGCCGGTCGACAGCGGCACAGCCGAGTCGTGGGGCAACGCCCGTCAGCTCAACCAGCGGATGCGCCTGCCGTGGGGCCGCGGCAGTGCGAAAGACCCCGGCATCGTCATCCCGTACCCCGACTACGCCGGCCCTGTCTACGAAATTGACCCCGCCGTCGAGCCCGACATTCTGGAGACCTACATGATCGCCAACAGCGTGTCGCTGGTGGTGCTGCCCGGCCGCGAGCCGGTGGACGCCACCGGCATCAAGGTCGCGCGCGACATCGACGCCTTCGCCTGGACGCTCAGCGCCGAGCTGTTCGGCCGCACCTCACTCAACCTGGTGCGCCCGGACAGCAGCGGTCCCAAGACGGTCGAGCTGACCATCAACGGCTGGACGTGGCTGTTCCTGGTCGAGCGCTACAGCACGCAGGGCAAGTTCCCCAGCGAGCGGTTCAGCATCACCGGCGTCAGCCGCACCCAGTTGCTCGCCGAGCCTTACGCGCCCAAGCGCAGCGCGGTCAACGCGGCTGACATCAACGCCGTGCAGGCGGCCACCGACCAGCTGGAGAACACCGGCTTCACCCTGTCGTGGGACTACACAGCCCTCGGCCCGCCCGACTGGACCATCCCTGCCGGCGCCTTCAGCTACCAGGAGCAGACCGCCCTGCAGGTGATCGCCCGCGTGGCCGAGGCGGTGGGTGGGGTTGTGCGCCCGGCGCGTGACAGCGACGGCCTCGCCGTGGTGCCGCGCTACCGCGAAGCGCCCTGGGCGTGGGCGACCTCGGTGATGGACCGCATCATCCCCGCCGAAATCGTCGGCCAGTGGGGCGGCGAGTGGAGCCCGCAGCCGAGCTGGGACAGCTGCTACGTCAGCGGCACCACTCACGGCGTCGCTGTCGCCGTGCGCCGCACCGGGACTGCCGGCAGCGCGCCGTCGCCGGACGTTTTCGACGACCTGATCACCGGCACCGACGCGGCACGTCACCGCGGCATCGCTGAGATCGCAAAGGGCGGTAACCAGGAGATCGTCACCCTCAGCCTGCCGCTGTTCCCGCAGGGCGGCAGCGCCCCCGGGCTGGTCGACCCGGCGCACCTGTGCGAAGTGCGCGACATCGACGGCACCTGGCGCGGCCTGTGCCTGTCGACCGAGATCAGCGCCGAAGGCGTCGGGGCCAGCCGCGTGACCCAGACAATCAAACTAGAACGGCATCACTGAGGTAGCTGAAAATGAAGACAGTTGTTGAGGGTTTTTTAGTCGTTCTCGTTGGGACGTGGCTGTGTTTCTGGTGTGGTCACTGGGTGACCGTGGGGGTCATCAGTGCCCTAAAAAGATACCCGCTGTAGGGGCTAACAATGGCAACCGTGAACCCCTGGAAGCGCTTTATCGGCCTGCTGCCCGGCGGCGTGCGCATCGTCGGCACCGTCGCCAGCGTCAGCGCCGCCACCGGCAGCAGCATCGTCACCCTGCGCAACGGCTCGCAGATCACCGCCCGCGGCGTCGACGTGGCGCAGGGCAGCCGCTGCTTCATCGTCGACGGCCTGATCACCGGCCCGGCGCCGGAGCTGCCGCAGTACGACGTAGAGGTCTAAACACAACATCTGGTGCCCGATCGACAACCTCGGCACACAACATCTAGTGGCCCGCCCCGTGCGGGCTTTCTTGTTTCTGGAGACCCCCATGCCCCGAATCTCTGCCGCTCAAGCCGGCGGCCACAACGTGCTCGCCTTCCTCGACATGATCGCCTGGTCCGAAGGCACCGATCACCCACGCCAGCCCAGCAACGACGACGGCTACGACGTGGTGGTTGGTGGCGGCCTGTTCCGCGGGTACAACGATCACCCGCGCCGGCTGATCAGCTTGCCGCGCCTCGGCATCAAGTCGACGGCCGCGGGCCGTTACCAGCTGCTGGCTCGCTACTGGGACGCCTACCGCAAACAGCTGGACCTCTGCGACTTCGGCCCGATCAACCAGGATCGCATCGCGCTTCAGCAAATCCGCGAGCGGCGCGCGCTGGGCGACATCCAGTCCGGCCGTATCGACGTGGCCATCGCCAAGTGCCGGAACATCTGGGCCAGCCTGCCGGGCGCAGGCTATGGCCAGCACGAACACAAGCTGGATTACCTGACGGCGCGCTTCACCGCGGCTGGTGGGGTGCTGGCATGATCCCCGCCGCCGTGCGCCTGCCGCTACTCGCCCTGCTGGTCGGCATCGCCATCGGCTGGGCGGTCAACGGCTGGAGGATGGGCGTCGAGCTCTCCGATCTGCGCGCCGGCCACGCCCAGCAGCTCGAGCGCAACGCTGCAGCACAGGCTGCCGCCATCGCGGAGCAGCAGCAGATCCGCGCCCAGCTCGTGCAGCAGCTAGCCGCCATCGACCAACAACGCTACCAGGAGCTGACCCATGCGCAGACCACTACCGATGCTCTCGCTGCTGACCTCGCTGCTGCTCGCCAGCGGCTGCGCGTCCGAATCGATCCGGCCAGCTGCCCAAGCCTGTCCGCCGCCACCGGTACCGGTGCCGCCGGCCTGGATGATGGAGCCGGAGCCCGAGCAGACCTACACCCATCAGCTGCAGCAGGTGTTGTCCGAGTGACGGGCAGGGCGGATCAGTGCCGGGCGCGGCTCACGGCGCTGCAGGAGTGGGTGAGGGCAGCTAATCGCTAGACGCCTTCAGCTTGGTCCACCCACGGGAGCTCATGAAGCGTCCGCTCTTGCCGAACAGAGCGAAGCGCGTCGCGTGCCATGCTGCTTTGGGCATGCCACAGTCCAGGCTGCGGATCTTGCGGTATGCCCAATCCCAGCGCTTATGCAGCGCAGAAGGCTGTTGGGCCGTGGATGAGTGCGTTTCAGTTTTAGGGGTGCTGGAGTTCGGCATGGTGATTCCCTGAAATTCCATTTAGGGGAGACACGAAAACTGATGAAAGTTCATCCTCGGGCGAGAACTATGTCACATTACAGGCTGAATGTGATGGGTGCGTGAAACCACCCATCTTGCTGTGGCTGCTTGTGGATCCTGCTTTCATGAAGAGCCATGGATAGGAGAAATCAGCCCCGCCCCCTCGCTCTTCACGCTCCCCACCTCCCGCCCCACAGCAAACCACTCGAACGCTTCCTCCGGCATCCCGAGATGCAGTATCTCCTCGGCCTCCTGCGGCCCCACCGCCGGATCGAGCCACGCCCGGGCCTCGGCCGGCCCCAGCACCAGCGGCCGCCGGTCGTGGATCTCCGCCATCCCGCCCACGCTCGCCATCGTGATGGTCGCGAAGCCATCCCCCTCCTGAACCTCCCGGCCATGCCGGGGGAGGTGGCCGACAGCAGGGAAGAACAGCGGCCCGCCGCCGCGCAGGCGGAAGTAGAACGGCTGCTTGTGCTTCGGGTCGTTCGGGTCCGGCTTCCACTCGTACCAGCCATCCGCCGGCACCAGCGCCCGGCCTCCCTTCCAAGCCTCCCGCCAGAAATTCCCGGTCGCCACCTTCTCGACCCTCGCGTTGATCGCCGGCGGGCGAGGGCCGGTTGCCCAGGGCGGGGCGTAGCCCCACGGCACCGGCTCCAGGCGCAAGCCTTCCTCCTCCTGATGCATCAGCAGCACCCGGGTACGCGGCGCCACGTTGTAGCGGCCGATCGGCTCCGGGCTGAAGCCGCCCACCACCGGCAGCTCGATCTGCAGCGCCTCCAGATACTCGACCGCCGTCAGGGACTGCACGAACCTTCCGCACATGGCCACCTCCACACACTTTCAGCGTCCAGCGTAGACCTGTCTGGCGAAAGCATGCCCCCAAACGAAAGAGCCCCCGCCATAACTGGTGGGGGCTCTTGCTTGCGTCAGCGATTCAGCCGACGTGGCGCATCAATCGCGCTCAGCGCTTCCGATCGGTCAGAAGCTTCACGCGCTGGCTCTGGCAGTCTGAGCGGGCCTTGAGGTTCGCCAGTGCGGCCATCGAAAACTCGAACATCTCTTCCGTCGAGACGGCCAGCTCACCAGGCGTCACCATCGCTTGGATCAGCTCTTTGTGGGTCATCACACAGGCATCGTAGGGGATAGGGCTGTACTGCTCACGGCCTGCCGTATCGGTGCAGACCATCCAGCGCTCACCGCGAGCCAAGGGGCGTCCGATGATTTCGGAAAAGTTCGAGGGCTTACCCATCCATTCGCCTTCAAGCACGATGCGTGCGACCAGGTTTACGGCCTCGGTGAACTGCTCCGGATCGATTTCCTTGTAGCTGCAGCCGAACTTGGACTTGAGAGCCGACCAGCAGCGAGTCGCAGCCTTACCGCGTGCCGTTTCCGGCAGCGCCTCGATGCGCGCGGCCACCAGCGCCTTGATCGCGCCTTGCTGCTCGCCGGTGAGGCCATTGGGCAGGGCCTTCGGCGAAGCGGTCCTGCGCCGGCGCGGATTCACCGCCTCGCCCTGCTGCCAGTAGGCGGCCAGCGCGGCGAAGCATTCGCGCTGGTACTGCACCAGCCGCTCGCGGATCCCCGGGCGCACGCGGGAGGCATCCACGCCGAACAGCCAGCCGTTGAGATAGTCGAGCGGGAGGCAGGTAGTTTCCTGATCGCCGCCAGCGGAAGGGGTGCGTATCACACGCGCACCTTCTTTCAGGACTTCGTGCCGCTGGATGCGCTCGCTTTGGCCGCGCCACGAAAGGCCGATGGCTTCGCAGATCGGCTTCATGGCTACAAGGTGCTCGCCTGCTGGGCCGGTGATGACGGTGAGGGCGTGGCCGTGAAAATCGACTGTGGCAAGGCGGAGCGAAGACGGAGCTTGTGCTGCGGTGCTGGACATTTGGAAATCCTCGTATGGCTTGCTTGCCGCTCACCCAAACGCCAATTTGGGTGAGCGGAACCGTGCGGGTTGGCGTACCGGTACGAGGGCCGGCGGGCCGTGAGGCCCCCACACACGGCCCGCCCATAACGGGTGCAGCCATGCCGCGGACACAAAAAAACCGCTAGAAAACAGCGGTTGTGTGACCGCCTCGTATGCCGGGACGCCAATCCCAGGTCGCTGGATTGAAAGCGACGGGCAGAACCATAGCCGGAGTGGGCGTGGGGAGTCAATCAGTGGCTATTCGAAGGGCTGATTGGTGACTTGCCAAGGGGTGATGGTCATGGTGTATAACGTCGCAAAGCGGTCATGATGATCGTGAAATCCGCGGCATAGAAAGGGAGCGCGAAAATGACAAGGAATGTTATCCATCAACCCCGTCCGGGGATTCATACACCATTTGGTGTCTATTTATAATTAGGCGTCACAGAAACATCATGTCTTATCAGCCCGTAGTCTCTGCCGTTCTCAGTGGTCGCCGAGCAGTTGTTGAACTCTTCGCCGCTGCGGTATTTCTTGCTATTGGAATCGAGTTGATTGCTGCAGCGGCAGCAACGTACTTCGGTGAGCGTACACAAGCAATGCTTTGGGTAGGCATTGGTCTCAGCGTCGTGAGCATAGTGATCCTTGTTCGCCGCACTGCTATCGCGGTCAACGCGACCCGTTCCTTCGATGGCTTCTTCTGCGTCAATCAAACCACTAACCTGCTAGTTGAGGTGCCGGGCTACGACTTCTCTGAGGACATGAACAGGTCTTTTGGGGCGCTATTTGCCGAGAACGATGCGCCAAAGAAGCTGTGGGACTCCGATCCACTCACAAAGACCTTTGAATACAGCGAGGTGACTGGCACGTTTGCCCGGCGAACTACGGCCGCTGGTCAGCTCGTAATTGAGGCTACGGAATACTACTTGCTGGAGAAGCTCTCCACTCATCTCACAGACTTCTTCAATAAGCCTGACTTCAATGAGGATTTGCTTACGGAGTTTTCTCGCGAGGATGTACCAGGAATTGTGTTCAAGAACAGATTTTTGGACACATTCTCCCGCCCTATGCACGAACGCGCTGCGTTCGTGGATTCCACGATGGAGGATAAGTCTAAGGTCGGAGTTGTCTCCGCTTCCTCCGGTCCTGGCGGCGTCCAGTATTCCAAGTTCGATCTGATTCTCCCCGCATCTGCGGCAGTCCGACGAAACTCCGATCACAGCATCGAGATCGACACGCCGAAGTTCAGACTTAAGCTTGAAGTCGAGTTTATCGGAGTGAATACTATTGTTCCGAGGGGATTTGGTCGGTTGTATTTGGATGGGCTCGGGGTTCCAGATTTGCAGGCATACAAGGTAGGTATCAATACCCAGGTTGAGTTTAAGGCACTCGCCCTGTTCACGCCCTCTGGCTGGCAATACCACATGTGGCTGGATTCATTTTTGGCTTCTCTCGAAGAGGATTTTTCACGCGATGAGTTCTTCAAAAGAATCGATTGGCCCAAGGCCATTACGATCAGTCGCGTGGTCGAGCGAACGATCGCTGAAATAGCCAAGAAGAGCGCGAATGAAGCCTAACAGGTCGAGGCGGACACGCAGCGGCATTGCGCCGCAAGGCGTGCTGGTGATCAAGCGCGTAGGGTAGACAACGGCGCAGCCTTGTCTACCGACTCACAGTGCGGGCAGTCGCGACGCGGGTTGTCTGTCCGCTGATCCCATTACCGGCACAAACTCTCGCACGGCACCCCATCGCCATTGCCATCGAGCTTGGTGTTGCCGCACTGCTCCAGGTGAAAGCGCGCCTCGGCGCACGAGGTCATCTGGCTGCACGACTTCCGCGCATCTGGTGCCGCCGGCGCTGCCTCCAGCTGCACTGCCACCGGCAAAGCTGCCCACCGCCCGCTGCTCCAGCACGAGCTGCCTCCTGTACTGCCGGTAAACCCACGCTGCCCCTGCCGCACCAGCTCCGCGTTCACCCGCCTTGAACCGGCTGTTCTCCAGTCGTCGGCCCCTCTTGCCATCCACGCGCTACAAAGAATACTGTATGCAAATACAGTATTTTAGGTGTCGCCATGTCCACCCCAGCCATCATCCGTCTCGCCCCCGGCGGCCAGCCACTGCCGCTGTTCGCCTTTCGCGTCCCGGCCGGCTTCCCCAGCCCGGCGCAGGACCACCTGGAGCGCGAGATTTCCCTCGACGAAGCCCTCGACATCCGCGCCCCGCACACCTACCTGGTGCGCGCCGCCGGCGACAGCATGCAGGGTGCCGGCATCTTCGACGGCGACCTGATGGTGGTCGATCGTTCGCGCGAGGCGGAGGCGAATGACATCGTGATCGCTGCGCTCAACAGCGAGCCTCTGGTAAAGCGACTGACCTACGAAGGCAATCAGATCGTGCTGCGGTCAGAGAATCCCCGCTATGCGCCACTCTGGATTCTGGAAGGAGATGAGCTGACCATTTGGGGGGTGGTGCGTTTCAGCGTACGCTGCCATATCCCGCTTTGA